TAGCAGAATTTATCCAAAAGAATTTTGCCCTTAATGTTAAAAACCTCACAATTATGACTTCTATGCGGGGACATCAATCTAACGGAAAAGAATACTCTGATATTGGTTGTATCCAAACTAGTGGAGATAACTGCCGTCTTATCGTTGAAAACGTTGAGCTTAATAGTAAGTGTACAGCTAACATTACTGCTTCTGATATGGTCGATGGCTCATCCAATCTTATTTGCGGGGACACAAAGAAAAGAGATAGTTCCGGTAACATAACTGGAACAATTACGTATGCTAAATGTCCTCCGCCTATCTCTACAGATACTACCGCGCCTTGTGCCCAACCCACCAGTATTTGTGGGTCTGATTGCTGTGGTGCTAATTCAGATAGCGGAACTGATTGTACTGATTGTACTACATCTGGCTGTTCCCAGTGCGAAGAAGCATGCGGATGCAAACAACACTCAAAAACATGGTGGCCTTTTATTTGTAAGGACAGTATTGATATCCAAACGGATGTAACTACGGCTCTTTTACCTAATATTGATTGCGGCGATAACATCTGTACGTCGGGTGCTGGTTGGTCTTGTAAGGGTATCTTTGGTTCTGATCTTAACACTACTAGTCCTTATATGTGTTTAGGAACTAAGCCAGAACATTGTATTAAACTTGGTTTATATAATACTTCTTTAATGCCTATTTCTGAAGGAACTTCTAAGTGGAATATGGGAACATTCGGTAAATATCTTTATTCCCATAATACTACTGGACCTACTTTAAAGAACCCTATTATCGTAAAGCATAAGACTGCTGATATCTGCGCTGTTGACTTAATGGGTAATCAAGGGCACTCTGTTCTTATGGATATCTGGGTAAGAGGAAGCGATGGTATTACTCAGCCTAGTGCATTACACAATGATTTTGTCCAGTGGACTGGAAACGCTCCTCAGTATTGGAAGAATGTTGTACTCCCAGACGGAACAGCAGTTAAAGACTATAATATTACTTCTTTTACTTCTGATCCTACCGAAACTACACCAAGCGATTATCCACGACCTATTCGGAACTTTAATGTCTTTATTGATAACCGTATTATGATGAACCTTAAGTTTGATAACCACTATGGTCGTATTTGGCAGATTGCTGCTCCTTCTTTAAGAAATAAAGATTTGTTGCAGAGTTACGATAATGATTATAAGAGTGATTTCGGTCACCCAAATAACTTTGGTGTTTTTCAAGTTCGTAATATGGCTATTTGTGATGTTCATTACGAAGACATGGCTGCTACAAACCAACAGATTTCTCCTGTTATGAATCACTATTACGTTGATAATATAGTTGTTACATCTGGTCTTGCTGAAAGGCAGTGCAGTGATACTATGTCTTCTACAGATAGCTGTCAGTATAGTGCTAAATCTTCTGGTATTGCTTTTGGTAGTGTTTGGGCAGGTAATCCTGATACGAAAATTGCGGGATTAGATTATGGCCTACAGTTTGGTAAAAAAATCTTGACTAATGTACATTTAGCTAATATTTGTTTAGAGCAAAAAACAGGAACAGATTATTGGTTTAATGCTACAGGTACGGAAATTGGAAAAATCAGAACTTTAAGCGATCTTTCCACTTATTTGTTTGATTGTTCTTTTGATTACGGTCCCAACGCTATTGGGAAACTTGGTTCTAATTTTAATATTAACTTACCTAAAGCTGATGGATCAGCGTCAACCGCTACGGTTCCGTATTACTGGACTGGTAGTCATACTCCTGTTCTAAAGAATATTAGGCAGGTTAGGACAACTAAATTAACCAACCAAGGTAGTATTTCACCTCAATTTCCGTTGTTCCTTACCGGAGCCAATAAGGATGGAAGTGATACACATCTTACTACGGCGAATATTAAAGCTGAAAATATTACTTCAGGTGAAGTAGTTTTTGCTAGAAAGAGTCCTAGAATTGGTCGTACTTCTACAGGAGGAATTATCCATAATCCTTATGGTTCTACGGGTAATTTTAAAGTTGATGTAGCCGCTATGACAACGTTTCAAGAAACTGTTTGGAAGCCTTCTGTAGATGATACCTTAGAAGAAGTTAAACCCCGTACTGCTCGAACTGTGATTACATCGAGTTCAGAAGAAACTAAAGATGGTTTAGCTTTACAGACAACTAATACTAACTTTATGTCCGCAGCCCATTGTGATTTACTTGATTTAGGTGAGGCTCTGACTAGTGGGGGTATTCCTAATGTGGGAGGTATTGTGTTGTCCGTTGCTAATCCCATTTTATATTACCATAATGTTTGTAGGTGGAAAGGCGGTACTTGTACTAGGCAGGGACCAACTGATGCTAGAAGCGTTAACGCTAATACACTTTTAGAAAAAATCCAAGTGGCTGAAGATGGTACAAGGAGTTGGATAGATAACCCAGATGCCGAATGCCGTTCAACTTGTCAGGGAATAAGGGATCATTTCTTTGTTGATTTCGATCACCCCGATGGAATTATTGATTTAACTTGGTGTCCTATTATTGATGAGTGTGTTTGCTCAGACATTGATTAAGGAGAATGTATGTCTTGTACCCATTTAACGGTTTACAAAGAACAGAAAAAAAGATTTTGTGAGATCGGAAAGTATGAAGGTACTCCTACAGAAGAAGATTGTGGGGGTTGCTCGGAATACAGCGGACCATCAAGAGGACTTGGTGATACCGTTAAAAATGTTATTAGTAAGGCTACCGCAGGTAAAGTAAAACCCTGTGCGCCTTGTCAAAAACGAAGAGAAGCCCTTAATAAAATGATGGGATATAAAAAGAAAGAGGAATAACATGACTTTAAATACTACGTCTACTACGGGCCTCTTAGGTGGACACACATGGCGGTACGGCAGTACTGATGATGACGGTAAAGCTGAAACAGCTATTAATGTAGCAGATGGGGACGCAGGTAATGCTTGGGCTAATCCTAATACAGGAGATTATTTTAACCTTGTTAGCTCAAGCGGAGTTTCTCAAAATTATGTATTTAGTAGGAACGATACTAGTGGTGGTGGAACTGCTGTAGGAACAGGAGTGGTAGTAGCTGCTGGAGATAATATCGGCGGTACTAGAAAAAGTAACGTTGCTGGTATTACAGTAGGACTAACAAATGCTCTTTTAGAAGGAGATACTATAACTCAAATTAGACTTGCTGTTGAAAACGCAAGTTCTACACAAAATACGTTATTTACTTTAGTGCAAGAGGGAGATAATACAACAAACGGTAAAGTTTCTTTAAGTTTTACACAAAACGATCCCGGTACTTCTGGTAATACTACTATTAATTTCTATACTTGGTCAGCCGGTACAGCAGGAGATGGCACAAATACCGATGGTTCTGCCAATCCCGGTACTGTTATTACAGGTACTTGGACCGACTTAGAACAAACGTTCCCCCTGTCATTTACAGGAGGATTAAGTAAACGTGTTCCTTTTGAAGATGAATTAGTTATTGAAGGTAAGTTTGTAAATAGCGTAGCTGGATCTGACGAAAAAGCTGGGTTAACTAGAGTTAACAATAGTACAGAACTTACGTCCCCTACTACAACCGCAGATGCTACCCAGTTAGGGAGAGCAAGAAGAGTTGCAAGGGCTTTCCTTGCTTACAAAAAGAAAAAGAAATGAGGTGATGTCATGGCATTAAACACAACCCCCACTACTTCGGGTCAGACACTTATTGGAAATATTGCGTCCCTCGCTTGGGCGAATACAGACCAAGCTTTAGTTACTGCATATCAGTGTGTTGATCCGGCTACTGGAGGAAATACTGGAGTTCAGAGTTCATTTACTACAATTGCAGATGGATCTGGATCAACTATTGTATTTACTCCGGCAGATAATAATACAGCCGCAGAAAGATTAGCTTTTGCTATTACTTTTAATGCTTTTTTAAAGAAAAAGAAATGAGGTTAATATGAAAGCTATTTTTAAAACATTTGTGAATTTTTTCAAAGGTTTTTGGGAAGCACTCAAAGTCTTTGCTAAGACTATCTGGGAGGGTTAAGCCATGCCAGTTGAATTGCTGTCCCTTATCGGCGGAGGTGTCTCCGGTTTTATCTTCAAATTAATTGGCTCTATGGTAGAACGACAGTCGGCTCTTGCTGAGTTGGCTATTAAAACCCAAGCTGCTGCCGATGACTCTGCTGACCGTGCGGAGGCACGGGGCGGTGCGGGTGGTACGTGGGTACGGCGATTCATTGTTATCAGTGTTTTATTTGCAATGGTTGGTGCCCCTTTCATTCTCTCATTCTTTGGAATCCCTACATGGGTAGAAGGAGAGTTTGGCGGTATCTTTGGATTATTTACAGAGCAATTCCATGAAGTCAAAGGATTTCTTCTTGTTACTGAATTACGCACAGCCCTTATTGCTATTATTGGTTTTTATTTTGGGCAGTCCGCTGTCAGTTCTAGGAGATAGTCATGAATACTACAAATATTATTCCTTTTGTCGAACTTTTAATCGGCACGGGGATTATTGGTATGCTTTGGAAAATGAACATTCAAATTGCTGCTTTAACAGAGCAGTTAAAAACTATTTTTAAATTAACAGAAGATCACGAAGAGCGTCTTCGTTCACTAGAAAAAGGAGATTAATTATGCCCGGAATGTACGGAAAAAAGACAGGTAAAGCTAAAGTAAAAAAAGTTGTTACGGCTCCAAAGGTTAAGAAAAAGAAGAAGAAAAAGTGAGGTATTAGATGGCTAAATCAGCAAGAACAACCTCTTATTCTTCGTTAGACCCTCTTATGTCATTAACCATTGATGGTCCTGTTAATGGGGATACAGACTGTTCTCTTAAACAAAATAGGAATATTCTTTTAGGTAGAGGTACAGAGGATTATATCCTTGCTTTAAGAGAGGGTATTTTAGAGGGCTATACTGTTCCTTATAGGATTCCCGAAATGTGGGAAAGGAACTGGAATTATAAATTAGGGCCGATCCAAACTCCTATTTTAGTTGAGAGTATGTCAACAAAACTTTGGTTAAAACCTGAAACTTTTGAGCAGCCTACTGATGGAAGTGACTTTGTAGAATCTTGGGCTGATAACTCTGGTATTGGCAATAATGTAGAACAATCAGTTGGTGCTGATAAACCTATTTTAAACGCTAAAGCTGCAACTACTTTAAATTCATTCAGAAGTGCTACGGCTGCTGCGGCTGATAACCTTGTTAAAGATATCTCTTTAACGACTAACTTTAATGTAGACGTATCAGCAGAAAATTTTGGCGTAGCCGTCTTTTTAAAAACGCATTCTTCATCAACAGCTACTCAATATTTAGTAAATCTTGGTCAACTTACCGCAGACGGTAGCTTTGCCCTCTATATGACTTCTGGTACTTCTGTAAGAACACAATATAAGCTTACTACAAATAGATGGAACTCGTCGATAGCTGCGGATACAACTTATATCTTTGTAGCAGGTAGTAAAAATAATGTTGCTTCGCTTCGTATTAATGGTACGGACGCAGGATCAGCAAGTGGTAGTACCGCTACACTGGATCTTAGTAGCCCCGATGAGTTAATGGTTATGAATAACATTGCTACTACTCCCAATAGTCCTTTCCTTGGTGAATTATTTGAAGTAATTTATTTTAAACAGGACGATGATGATGCGACTACATATGAGACAATCGCTAAAAAATTAGAGGGCTACTTGGCTCACAAATATTTACAAACCGGGTCTTTACCCGCAGCACATCCGTATAAATCTGATCCTCCTAGAGTATCAGTTGTTGGATAATAAGGAGAAATCATGGCGCTTTACAAAGATAAAAAAGATAGAAAGAAAAAAGCCACTGCTAAAAAAGGACGCGGGAGAGCAGGAAAATCACTTAAAGTCCCCACTACGAATTTAAAAGCAAAGAGAGCGGTGAAACGAACGTCTAACTCTACCGCAACCAGAAAAGCAAGATCAGGGAGATAAACAATGTCATCTACAATCACACCAGCTACACTTACTGTGACTCACACTGAGTCTGTGACTCTTAACGGAGTTGACCGTGGAGTTACTAACACGTTAACGATTGCTTCTATTAATGAAGTTGATCATCGAATTGTTACTGTCGATACTTCGGCAGCTAGAACGCTTCTTACTCTCGGTGCTACCGTGGGTGCTGGAGCATTCCTTAAAGCTAATATTAAGTATATTAGAATTACTAACAAAGACAATACTAACTACATTACTCTGGGTATGTTAGACACTAGTGGTGATACCGCTTATGTCAAGCTTGAGGCAGGTCAAACTTTCTGTATGTATAACGACGATCTTGAGGCGTTTACTAACGGAGCAGCTTGGTCTGCATTCTCTGAGATCGATACATTTAATGCTCAGGCCAATACTGCTGACGTTGATGTAGAGGTATTTGTCGCATCCACCTAATGGAGAGCTATGAGTAATATCTCAGCACTAAAAAACAAATTAATTAATAGGTTGTCAGAAGATCTTGATGACCCATCTAAATGCACACCCGGTCTTTATCAGGTTGTGTGCCGTGTGATTGTTGACTTTAAGGACGAAATTGATCTCGAAGGCATCGAACAGACTGTTAATAAGATGTCGTTAGATCCTCCGTTTAAATTCGGTACGTGATTTCGCGCCTTGGTTCTGTTGAACTTACCGGCAGGACCAGTCAGAGTCCCACCTTGGGGTGAAATCCAAGGTGGGCATTTAAGGAGATACTATGCCAGCAGGAAAAAAGAACTCTAAACATTATTATGATAAAAACCCACAATCTAAAGCTAAGAAAAAGAAGTACGATACAGCTTATCATAGTACACCTGAACGCAGAAAGTATCGAGCTAAATTAAACGCTGCTAACCGTAAGGCAGGTACTTATGGTAACGGTGACGGTAAAGATATGTCCCATACTAAATCGGGTCGTGTCGTTAAAGAAAAAGCTTCTCGTAATCGGGCCAGAAACAGAGGCCGTAAGTGAGCTTGCTTAAAGAACCAGAACAAATTTGTGAATACTGTCGTAAAAAAGAATCGGATCATCTACAATACGAATTAACCCAGTGTCAGAAAGCAAATAAAAGCAAAGACCAAAAAATTCAAAAATTAGATAAAAAGGTTTTTATTTTAATGTGTATTGTCATTGGTATTGGTGCTGTGTTTGGGAAAGAAACGTTAGATAGTTTAATAGCGTGGCTAGAAACTTTAAATTCGGTAAAGTCCCAAGTAGATGATCTTTCCGCGTCAAATATACCGGGACCGGGGGCACTATTACTATTAGCTTGTATGCCCTTAGCTATAAGACCAAGAAGGAAATAATATGAATATACCCCCAGAAATGATCGAAGACTTTAGAAACCATTTATGGGCTTGTTTTAAATATCTAGGCTTGGGGGAGCCTACGCCATTACAGTACGCTATGGCTGAAAAGCTTCAGCATGGTCCTGACGGCTTCCAGCTTCAGGCTGGCCGTGGTGCCGGTAAGTCTGTCTTGACAGCTTGCTTTGCCTCATGGCTTCTTTTAAAGGATCCTAATACAACTGTAATGGTTATGTCAGCTACGGCTAATAAGTCTACAGAGTTTATTTCTATGACTCGCCGTATTCTGTCCCTTGTCCCGTATTGTCAACACATGGAACCCGGACCAAACACTAAGGATAATGCTTTTGGATTCAACGTCGAAAACCGTACTGCCCACGGTCAGGATATGAGTTGCTTTGCCCGTGGTGTTACAGGCCAGATAACCGGGTCACACGCCGATTGGGTGATTCTAGATGATGTGGAGATCGAAAAGAACTCCGAGACGGCAGAGAGCCGTGAGCGGCTTCTCACGAAAGTCTGGGAGATCGAGCAGATCCGTAACCCCGGAGAAGGCGGTGTACGCATTCTGGGTACGCCTCAAACCTCGGAGTCTATCTACCGTAAGATGGCTGATGGGTATCCGATCCACAAGTTCCCGGCTCTGATGCCTGACGCTTCTGTAGAAGGTCAGATTGAAAACTGCGCGGATTACATTAAAGAATTAGATCTTCAGCCCGGAGAATCCACTCAACCTGAGCGATTCCCGCTGGATCTCCTAATGGAGCGTAAAGCAAAAGTTGGACCTAAATTGTTTTCTTTGCACTACCACCTCGATACGACCTTAGCGGATGCCGAAAGATATCCTCTTAAGTTGGCTGATTTGGTGGTATTAGATCTTGATTATGAGGTAGCCCCCGAGAAAGTAGTGTGGGCCTCTAAACAGATTAATAAATCAATGCCCTCTTTTGGGTTAAGCGGAGATGTCATTTATGAACCTATGTGGATTTCTCAAAATTACCAACCTTATGTCCAAAAAGTCATGCATATTGACCCAAGCGGAAGAGGGGCTGATGAAACAGCCGTTTGCGTTAGTGGTTATCTTAATGGTTATGTTTTTGTTACGGAGCTATTGGGTTACGAAGGTGGGTACGACGAAGGGACGCTTAAAAAGATCGTACAAGTCGCAATCGAAACGGATGTAAAGTTAATTCGATTTGAGTCAAACTTTGGTGACGCTATGTTCGGTCAGATTCTGCTGCCCGTCATGCAGCGCATGGGCTGTAAAGCGGGAATCGAAGAGTATCGGGTCACCGGAAATAAGAATAAAAGAATTATCGATACCCTTGAACCAGTCATGGCTTCCCATCGTTTAGTTATTGACCGAAAGTCTATCCGTCAGGAAAAGACCCAGAAACAAATAACTCGTATCACAGAGGTACGGGGAAGCCTTGCTCACGATGACCGCGTAGACGCACTAGCAGCCTCTGTGAGCTATTGGGAGGAAGCAATGGGGGTCAACGTCGATAAGATGATTGAAACGTCTGAGATCGCCCGTCAGGAGGCCGTAGTGAAAGACTGGATGAACGACGATAGGCGTATTATGGCTATTGCCTATGACCGTACTATTGGTAAAGTAGAAGTTAACGGTAAGGAGTTTCGGATGAAGACCCCCGAGCCGTTTAGGAATAGGTTGTTGAGGAAATTTAAACAATGAGAATTGTAACGGGAATAGGACCGCGTGTCGGTTCTTCTTTTGTAATGAAATCTTTACGAGATTCAGGGTTACCTGTAATAGGTAGAAAGTTTTGGGAATTTACAGCTAGGGACGAAAACCCCGATGGTTATTGGGAGCCTCATCCTATTGAAGTAAATAAATATATTAATACAGATAGATGGAAAAATAAGATTATAAAACTTTGGCCTAGCTCGTTGCTAAAAACCCCAGTATATAACATAGACCGTATGGTTGTCTTGGAAAGACAAGATAGACAACAACAAGATAAGAGTGTCATTAGGGTAGAAGAAAAGGAACAGAAATTAGTAAATTTTTATAATCCTTTTAATCCAGTTACTGACATTATTGATTGGTCTAGGTGGTGTCTGTCTAGAGTATTAGAGGAAGCTAACTGTCCCATACTTAGGGTGTATACTGAGGATCTTTCTAATAATATAAATAAGATAATCAAATTTATGGAGAAATAATATGGGTGTAGCATTAGCAGTTGGTGCGGTAGCTATGGCAGGTGTCGGCGCATATGCCGCTAACTCTGCTGCAAAATCTCAAAACGCGGCGGCAATGGGGCAATATAATCATAATACAGCTTTAGAGGCTTGGCGTTATGGGGAGCAGCAGGTACAGGTAGCACAAAAAAACGCAGCAAGAAATGCCCAAAATAGACATTTATTTGAAGCATCAACTAGAAATTACGCATTACAGCAAATTGATTTAGCAAAAACTTTTGAACAAAGAGCTAAACAATTAAGTAAACAGCAAAAAGCTATTAACTCATCTGTTACTTCACAGCTTTCAGCTAAAATGAGTTTATCCTCTGGTACTGCCCAGCAGATTAAAAAGCAAATGGAATTACAGGGAGGAGAAAACTGGAAGAATGAGTTTTTCTCTAAGATAAACGCATCGAGAGCTTTAAAACAAAACTATGAAAATAATCTCCGACAAGGCACAGATTTATCTACCACTACGATGGGTGCCTTTATTCCGGGCCTGCCTCCCCAGATGCAAGATGTCGGTATGGCTACCATGATGGGAGGCATTAAAGGTGCTGCTCAAGGAATTTCTATGGTAGGAGGCATTTACGGTGCTTTGAATGCTGCCCAGCAATATAGCGGAGGGATGGCTGGCGGCGGCGGTGGCGGCGGTGGCTGGACACCGATCACTATTCAACAATAAAGGAGATCAACAATGCCTATTAAAAAGCAAAGAGAAGAAGGTACAGGTAGAATCGACGCTAATTTACCTTTTAACCAAGAAATGCAAACAAGAGAGTTAATCACACCAAAAAGAGTCGCCCAATCAGAAAACTTAGGAACAACTTTTGGAAAAGATTCCCCTCTTGCTTTTGCCACCGATGATATTACTCCAGTTGATCTTATTTTAGCAGCAGCAGAGGGTATTACTACGGGTACTCAAGACTACGCAAAAGTAAAAAAAGTACAATTTGATTCAGCCCTTGTTGAAGACGAGAGAGAAAGAGAAATTGCTAGAATTGAAGAAGCTAAAATTGACGCTCAAAAGATACCCGAAAAAGAAAAAGACTGGGAAAAGAAACTCCTGTGGGCTGGTGTACAAGATAAGGCTGTAACTGTTGGTGGAAAAAGTAAAGCAGAAATACAGTCAATTGTTTATGGAACCCGTAGTGAGGCTTTAACAGATACGGAAAATATTTCTAATGCTATTGCTGAGGTTAAAAAGAATACTTTAGATAGGTCAGCAGAATCTCAAATGATGATGTGGGAAGATGCTTTAGATTCTTTAACGGAAAGATATCCCCAATATGCACAAGGGATTAAAGAGCTTATTGGGCAAGAAGTAGATAAAGCTACAGTAAAAGCAACAGAAAATGTTAGGACCACAAATCAGTTAAATGCTCAAAGGGCTTTAGTTCTTCTTCAACAAGAACCCGGATTAGAACCAGAAGATTTAGAGACCCCGGATTTTGTACGAAACTGGATTTTAAATTCTTTTGAAGAAGACGAAATACCTGACGAAGGTAGCCTTTATTACCAAGATATTGAAATCATGGCATCCCAGTTTGCTACTGATAAGAAACTGGAACGTGAAGTCACAAATAGAGAAATTACTTTTGCTGTTAAATTAGATAATCTTATTAATACTCCTTCTGAAACGGTTTTTAAAGAAAACTGGCTTACGACGTTCGGTGACACCTACAAAACAAGAAATCCTATTAGATCTCTTATTGCCCGTGGTGCGGAGTCCACAGGAGAAAGAGGAGCAGATCTCTATAAATTAGGACAAGTAGGTAAACTTTTAGGCGGACATCAGGCTTATATTTTAAAAACGGTGGATGGTAATATCCTTAGTCAAGAAATTAATAATATTGATTGGAACTCTGCGCCTGTTCAAATGTGGTTTGAAAGTCTTTCTCCAGAAAGACAAAAAGAAGTAGAAGACGCTAAGAAAATTGCGACTATTCCTGAGGGAGATCCAATTCCGAAAGAAGATGCGGCTGCCTATATTGGGCGTATAAACTCTTGGCGTAACATTATTGTAGAAGCCAATGACGCTACTGTACGAGCCGAAGTATCGGCTGGATTAGATGCCCAAAGCGGGGGAATTTTTATGGATTCCTACGAACAAGCCAGAAACCCAGCGGTGAATACCCCATCAGCGGATGATGCAGAAGTTTCTACTCAGGTTATAGAGGCCGAGGTAGATACAGAGCGAAAAGCACCCGCAAAGGGGAATGAGGTAGATATTTTGACTAAGCTAACGGACGGACCTGTAGATAATACGTCTGTTATTTTAGAAGGTCTAGAAAATAGGTTAATAAACGCGGCTTACTCCCCTTCGCCTATGGATTATATGTTTCACTTTGGAACAGGTATGCTCACAAAAATGGAAACTGACCGGCGGCAAAAACTGTCAATGGCAAGAAACGTTTTAGTAGCTAACCCAGATCAGTCTTCTCCAGAAGAAAAACAAAGAGCGGCTGAAGATGTACGAAAAATAGCCCAAGATAACGGAATACTTTTAGCAACTTCCCCAGAAACGGTAGCGGAAGTAAGAGAAGGAGACCAACGAAGATCAACCGGTCTTATAGAAGGTTGGCAGTTGGGGGTAAGTACTTCCTTTACCGAGAATTCTTATCCTTATGAGTTTATGTCGTGGTCACGTAATAACGTGCCAAAAGAAATTAACGCATCGGTAAGAAACGCTGTTGCTGAGATTAGCGAATTTGAGATTCTTCCAGCTATTTTAGAAAAGCATGGATATTCTGTACCCGACCAAGAAACTACCGAAGCAGGCGATTTTACGTATTTCCCTAACATGGATTATTTAACTTCTGTTCAAGGAGCAATTGATGATTCGACAAGAGAAGGCCAAGATAAATTCCAAGGTCAAGACGAATTATTAGTCGAGCTTACGAGAGCGCAAGAAATCTTAGATAATTTAAAAACAGATTTACGAACTACAGCTTTAACTGCACGAACTAAAAACGGTCAACCTTTGTTTGTACAAAGCGATGATAAAACTAAACTTAATATTGATAACCCCGATGTTTTTGAATCTCTTGTTGAAAGTGTTGTAATGAGTGAAGGATCAGCAAGAAATCCTCAAACAACTGTAGTATTGGATAATCACTTAAAGGGTATTGCAAGTAGAATTAACAACGTTGAGGATAAAGATTTAGCCGCTTATTTAGAAGGAGGCGATGATCCTGCTTTAGATAATGATTTTGAAATCGTAAGAAGACTGACTAATTCTTTTAATGATCAGGGTATAGCTTATGTGCCCCGAGAACTTAAGCGTACATTTTTTACGGGTATTTTACCTACGTTAATGGGCATGAATTCAGATAATGATAAAGCTTTCTTTAACAGATTTTACGAAAGATCAAGAACACCGGACGCTTCTGAAAAATGGAGAAGTATGATTGTTGACAAGATGTTAATCGAATCAACCTCTGTTGTGCCTATTAGGTTAGAGGGGAATGAAAGCGATTCTCGTATAGGACCACAAAGAGATACGTATGTTAATAACCATATTCGTTTCTTTAATTGGATGGAGAATCCTCCTACGCATTTAACACCAAATCCGGCTTTTATTGCGGATATGAGGGTATCTAATCCTTCAGCAAACATCGGATATCTGTATAAGACTCTTGGTGGACCAAACAACATGGGAATGCTGGCACCACACCTTAGCACAAGCCGAGGTGAGGTGAAGGACAGCGATGTAGACTATTCCCATCATTGGAATACAAATATGCCTTATTACGGCAATGAAGACGCTCATCGCGGAGAAGCCAATAAATTTGTTAGTCAACTTTTACATTCATTTACACCAGAAGGAGACGTAGGACCGTCTCCTCAACAGGTAGATACTTTATCTGAACTTACTATGAAAGCTCTTTTAGACGTAGTACACGATGGAGCCAACGCCGAACTAAGAGATGGATTTGATGATGTAAGCGAAGTTAAAGCCATTTATAATCATACGATGGGGGGAGGCCGCCCAATAGAAACAATCCTAGACGATGATACAGGTCGAACAATAGTTTCTTCTTTACCTAATCGCTCTCAGATTACAATTCAATTAGTGCCTACATGGAATACAAGTGTTGTGGGTTCTGAAGGAGATACGACTCGTAGAGTGTTCCGAAAAAGAACACCCGGATCAGACGCTAGAGCTAAGTGGTTTGCCTCAAAAAATGGAGAGTACTATAAAGGAAATCATCACGAACTTACGGAAGCAATAATTAAGGATATTAAGGAAGGACATCTTGAAATTAGTGTTTCAATTATTCCCCTAAATGCAGAAGAAGTGTCTGAAGCTCACCCCACTTTTAGGGTATTAGATCCTCCTCTTGACTCTGAAACAAACCAAGTAATGACAGATCCTCTTTATATGTTCTTCGATCCGAAATTAGAGCTAGCTAGTAGAGAAAGAGGAGATCATTTTTCAGCGTCGAAGTCTCCGGTTCCCGCCGGGGCAAGATTAGCTACAAGCGAAATTGGTAGAAAAAGACTAGAGGGACAACTTTCTCAAATGGAGTTAGGAACAGGAGAAATGTCCGTTTCTTTAATGTCTGCGGGAATTAATTACCAAGGTGGTGCTGAAAAATATCAAGAAACATATAAAAGCCAAACTGATACCATTGGTACAACTAAAGTCTTTACACAAGATACAACTGTCCGTTCTAGTATACCGGGAGTTATGACAGGTGGATCGCCCTTATCAGGCGAAGGTCTAGCAGCTTATGACGTAACAGAATACGGATCAAACCGTGCTTCGCAAGAGCAGCAGATGATTGGTTATGAATTAGCTGTTCGAGCTTTACAAGACTACGCTCAAACTGAAGAATACGCGGAAGCTACTCCCGAAGAGCGTAGAAAAACAGTCATTGGGTTGTTAGAAGTTATTAAAACTGATATGTTTGAAGCCGGGTTAGACCAAAAAACAAATGTTATAGTCCGCCCTCGAATTAAGGCCGTTCTTAGCCGAGGTAAGGCCGGAGATAACGTCACTTATGTAGGTAAAGTTTCTGTCGGAAATCCAGAAGATCTTTCTCAAGTAGCGTCTTCAGAAGCAAAAAGATTTTTTACTATCCCTGATGAGGTTTTAAAACTATATGATGCGGCGGTTTACCAAAGCCAGAAAAGAAACTTAGGTAGGATTAATTACGATGTTAAGCAAAATGTGGAACCTGCTCTAAATGCCGTTGTAGATTTTACTCAGTGGATGACAGGCCAAAAGGGGAGTATCTACCAAGGCGGTGATGCCTATCCCCGAATGTCATCAGAAAATACAAGCTGGTTGCGATTGAACGACAGATCTAACCCTGAGTGGGAGGGCCATCCTAGTTGGGCCGTATCCCGAACATTTGCCCACCCCAAGGAGTGGATTAACACTGATTATGCCTCTAATGGATATATGGCATTAAGCGGAGGACAATCAAGAAACTTGCTTGATCACTATCCCTCCCTCGGATTTCCGTGGAACTTAATTATCCCCGGACTCGGAGGAAGTATTGAAAAACAAGAAAGAAATGCCACTATGGCAACAAATGTAAATAGATTTATTTTAGGCGATACTAACACGCGATAACAAACCATGAGAATGGAGATAAAATGACAAGACTTGCGTATAACTCGGATTGGTATAAGAATTACTTAGAAGCTGAAAAAATGCAGGATAGGATGAAACTTTTTAATCCACCTTCTATTAAAGACCATTTAGATAGGGCAGATGCCTACGAAAACCATATTAACGATGTTGATTTCTTTGCTGTTAGCCAGCTAGTTGATCTTAAAACCAAATTTGCTTACAAGGATCTTATCCAAGCTAAATACGAAAATCTTATGTCTCCGTTTAGGTTTAGTGTCACAGAAACGTTAGAAAGAAAAGAAGCTAATAAAAAAAGATTGGCGGCTTTACAAGCATTAGTTGAAAGGTCTTCCGAAGAAGACGGCCCAGATATACACGATTTAACCGAGGCTAATGTAGTTGAACGCCTTCGAGAGGCGGCTAGTACAGGGAAAGACCTTTCTCAGGTTATTAACCCCGAAGATTTTGTAGCGAACTATTCGGGCGATGGTCAGGTTAGAATGTATAATTTAGCTAACGGCTATTCGATGTCGCGTTATCAAAACAGAGTGGCAGCAAGGAACTACGGATCTGCGTTAGGCTCTACAGTTAGAGTTAGAGCATCAAGGGCGGTCCAACTTCAGTTACAAGAGGCCCAACTTAAAGGTATCGATAGTATTTTTGAGGCTTTTCTTGGAGAAGACAAAGCCAAAGAAATGAGAGATCGTCAGGCAGCGATTAGAAAATATATTGATAATATGGATGAAGGACCAAACGATTGGTGGTTCTTCCGAAATATGTGGGAACTTTCTTATTTTACTCCTTTAAGTCCTTTTACTCTTGGGTGGGATTGGGCAACGGGACAAATACCCGAAGACGGCCCTGCTGCTCCCTTCTGGACAGAAACCCGCGCTGATGCTCTTTTAAAACAAACAGAAGAGGGATGGGAAGCGGATGCTGCTAAAATGCTCAAAGCAATTACAGATGGTAGCGGTAATTTACTTGGGGCTGATGTTCTTGGTGAGGATATGGCTGCGTTTTTAGCAGATAACCCACAAATCGTTGACGCTTTAAAGAGAAGCAAAAACTCGTATCAGTTCTTTGCTGCTGTCAATAGAGCAAGAGAAGGACAAGTTTTAGGCAATTTCTTACAGCGAAGTGAGGGGCAGTGGGGTGCTTCTGGTATGCTTAACATGCTTGGGTACGGCTTTACTACAGATCCGGCTCTTGCCTTAGATATTGCAGCTACAGTAGGATTAACTGCTGTTTCTTTAGGTGGTGCGTTAGTTGCTCGTACCGGTCTTTTAGGATTAAGGGTTGCTAAAGAAACCTCAAGATTTGCCAGAGCAATGAAAGTTATTGAGACGATGGGCAAGGGCAACTCAAGAGCCACTAAAATTAAAGCTGCTATCAGTAAATGGACTCCAAATGTAATGGAGGGTGTTGGCTTTACTAGAAGATTTTTACCCACTCAGATTGCTTCTGAGCTTTTATTCCCGTCTATTAAGTTTACATTAGGAGGCGGTAGAGTAAAAGGATTGGGAGTAGGAGCAAACGGAAAAAACTTGTGGAGGTATTTAAATAAAGAAGAATATTTAGGAAAATCTTTTAAGGCCCGTGCAAGTTGGAGAGCTATTGCGGGTGGCTTGGAAGGAGCAGCGTGGGGTGCGATTGAATACAACTACATGACTTCTTATGAAGATGAGTTTAACAGGCTTATCTTAGGAGAAGAAGAAGCTGCCATGATTGCTTTTGAAAGGAAGCAGGCCGGTGTATTCGGCACTATGATGATTGCTAGTACTGGACTGGGTGCGGTCCTGTCGCCCACTATTGGTGAGGTTTTCACGCAAACAGGTAGATTAAGCAGAGCAATTGCAACAAGACAGGTACTGAAAAGCTTAAATGGGCCGGACAGTGGAGAAGCTACTAGATCGTGGTGGGGTAAGCCAGTCAAATGGGCCGGAGATACAGTAAGATTTTTAATGACTCCTCCTGATATAATCACGGCTAAAAAACAAATGGCTTTAACCCAAGCTTGGGACGCTTTAGATAAAACTGAGATTACTACCTTAAAAGCAAAAATCGAAGACACAAACTTAGACGAAGACGCAAGAACAGCGGCTCAAGATGACTTAGCAAGTCTTATGGAAGGTTTTGAAAGCAGAGTAGATGCTCTTTATGACTTAGCAGAAGATGCTGATTTAGACTTTACTGCGGCGGTTGAAAATGCTTGGGGCGGCAAACGTTTGGAGTCTTCTTCCTTTGATGAATTAAACAATGATCTTACTATGGCGTTGCAGAGGCAGCACGATGCAAAACGAGAAAGACTCGGTTTAAGTACAGATGAGAATATCCTTGAAAAATACAGTGTTGCTAAAAAAACCTATATTCGTTTAGCAGCAAAACAGTATGAATCCGAAGAACCCACAGCAATTATGGAAGAGGAATTATCACGACCCCTTAGAGACGATGATTCAAACATGCCTCTAAGTGATTCTTTTGTGGAAACAGTAAGAGGCGGCGAAGAACAAAAGGCACAGACGCAAGAAAAGGTAGCATCACTCGAAGAAGAACTAAAACAAACAGAAGCTGCACTGGAAAGAAAAACACAGTCTGAAGCAGCAGCTAAAGAAAACGCAGACCGCATTGAGGCAATCGAGGAAGACCTTACTCAAACTAGAGCCGCCAGAGAAGAGCATGAGGAAGCTAAACCTCAGGAAATTATGGGCAAAAAGCCTAAAGACAGAACTAAAGAAGAAAAAGCTGCTCTAAAAAAATGGAACACAAAGAAAAGCGCTTTAAATGCAAAAGCTAATAAGCTTGAAAAACAAAAAGAAGGGCTTCAAGCTAAACAAATTCCAACTGAAGAAGTTGATGATCTTAGACCTGTAGAAAAAGTTAAAGACGACTTAAAGGCGGCAGAATCTGACGTTCTTTTAGCGGATGTGAACCTTGCACATAACGTTGCAAACTTTTTCCAGAAAAACCCGAATGAAGCATGGAGATGGGTAGCATGGTACAGGCGGCAAACTGTTCGTAGTCGCTTATACGGAGAACCGAACGAGTTAGGAATGCGCCCTATTCTTTCGTATCTTCTTGACCCTGAAACACCAGTATCGCTTGTGGCTCGAAGAGAACTGTGGGTTAGGAACGCCTTTACTGAAAAAGAATTAAGAAGGATCGCCAGCGCACAGGAAACATCAGAGGACGTAAGAGAGTTTATTAACTATCTTCTTAATCCAAATAAAGAAGCGGCAGCAGTAGAATACACCAAACAAAAACTTAGCGACATGACACGAGAAATGGGAGATATTCTTGTAAAAGAGTTTTCTACCAAAGATGTATCTAAGTCAGAATCGTCCTTCCTCGCAGAACTGGGCTTTGTGAAAAGACTTTTGGATGCACAAGAAGAAGGCGCACCGATACACAACGAAGCTGTCATTATGCGTACTTACCAAGAAATAAAAACACTGGAGAATAATTGGAATAAAGTACAGCAAGCTACTCCTGTTAACCGTAACAATCCTAATGTTACGTGGGTGTACGGCGCAGACCCGAATGTAGTTGCTAAAGTAATTGCCCGATCAGAAGTTGACTTAGCAGAGACTTTAAGAAGAATCGGTGATGAAGACTTTAGCAGCGTTGTTAATGATTTATCAGTCCCTGTGTTAGATCTTATAGCTAAAAGAGTAGGGGTCAAGTGGGGAAGAGGTCTTAAGTCAAGAGCAAAAAAAGCCAATAGAACACTTAAAGAACAAAAAGCTTACGAGTTAAAAGAATACTTTGAAGGTGCAGACGATAGTACTAAGGGCTTATTCGCAGACTTTGAACCGTATGATGATCTTGGTCAGATGTCAGAGTTTGCGAAAGCCCACCTTAGGGGTCTCATCGAGGACGCTGCTGACTCACCAACCGTCTCTGACGCTATGATTAGACGGATGGTAAGAACGAAAGCCCACACAAGTAAGGAGTACTCCGATGTTGTTGAAACACGTTTGAGGCTTTCAAGAAAACAAAGGGTGGCTAGAGAAAAGGGGGAAACACTTGGTGCGACTGACGCAGAAAACCTAAGAGTAGCAAAAAACGAACAAAGAAGACTATTTGATATCTTTACGACGGCTGCTAAAAACGAGTGGGAAAGCACTATAAGGCAGCAGTGGATTGACAGACAGTTAGGTAGATTTGCTATCGAATTAAGATCTTCTGAAGCACACGCAGAACCTCTTCTTAAAATCATTACTATGCTTCGGGCACATCTCCACGCCCACTCTACAGTTAGATCTGTTTTATCAGAGTCCGGGTTAGAGATCGATGCTTCTATTAGCAGATTAGACTTATTGAGTATTATTGAAACGGCTGAAAAGGGGTACGGCTTTTTAATTAATCTGCCAGATATCATTCAGTATTCTAACCGTGGTGTGTATAACGGTAGAGAAGTCTTAGACGCTTTAATCAACAGGTTAGGCCGTGTTAATGACGAAATGAAAGATTACGTTAATGCAGGAATGAAGTACAGCATTAATAATCGTTTTGGTCATGCAATCGCTGGTACAGAAAACGGCGAAGTTGTCTATACTGCTGGAGGAAACATCAGAAATGTTTTAAATCACCTTGATCAACAGGATGAAGGAAAATCCCTTTGGGCAGCTAGAAAATTCAGCCAAAACAATGAAAGATACGCTGCTGATGAGGGAGCCGATGTAGACGGCTATACGCAAGAGGATTGGAAAAATGAATTTAACACTAGTCTGGTAAGAAGATTAACAAGCATCTATAATAACGAGGGCGCGAGAGGCCACGAAGCTCTGAAAACACTTATTGACACAGGCGGTGTACCCCTTAAAACGGGCGACGATAGTGTTCCTAAGCTTATCTTAGAATACGTTAATAATAGTTTACCCCCTAAGGATGAGCTAAACGACTTTTCTGAGTTAGGTAGCACAAGAGATTACATCGGGCCGCAAAGAGCAGCAACGGCTGTCGTAGCCTCTATTATAGGCGACGGTTACACTAAGAAAATTAACGCTGTTACTGAAATAAAGCCGAGTAAAAAGGGTGTAGTCGCAGCGCGAACTCTAGACACAGCGCGAGACAGAAGTATTTATATTCAGGCTGATACAGATGAAAAGGTGCAGGCTAACTTTGAACAAGCAAGAAATGCTTATATCTTAGATCAGATTGTACAGAAATACACAGCAGCGAGGGAAGCAGGGAATGACGCTGAGTATATTAATAAATTAGAAGAAGTTATTAGAGACTTATCTAAGGATATTGATTCCGTCCCCATTAGAGGGTCTTCTATTCAAAACGAGTCTTTCCGGTTTATTCCCCAATGGTCGGTTAAAGGACCGGACGATACAATGAGGACATCGATTGATGATCTTATTTTACGTAATCAAGTGAGGATGAGGAATATCACCCCGGCCCTTATGTTAACGGTTCACGACTCTGTATCAACTATGTTTAGAACTCAGTTAGGAAGAGTGGACGATGCAGCGGGAACACCGCATTGGGACTTTGCGTATGATTTAAACGCCGGAACCACAGAACGGCCAAACATTGTTTACCCTTTCCGTGGTATTGGCCTTGGATTCTCAACGTTAGCCTCAATGACTGGCTCTTTAGGAGATGCGTTAAACATCATGTATAAAGTAGAGTTCGGTTACGATAACCTTGTAGAACTTGGACGCGCAAACTTTAATAAACTTTTAAAAAATAAGCTTAGGCCGATTAAAGAGAAGTACAAAACTACTTTACCTAAAACTGAAGCAGAGTTTGTTGGGTGGATGGCAAAACACTTTAATGACCTGTCCGATGACGATAAAGACATTGTAACAAAAATGTTTTTCCCTGATGATATGCAGGTGGATGCAGACGCATCCGGTGCAAACATTATGCTTTCTTTAGTTATGGGCAGTAGAGCAAATCCAGAAAGCATTAATAAACTTTTTGGGGAAATTGCTGATAGTTTAGGCGAAGAAGGAATTCAACTCAGAAAAGACTTACAGGACTGGTGGGCGAGGGAACAAACCACTGTTTATAACGAAGTTACAAAGGGCGTTATGCGTAATCTTGAGGGTACGCCTCCAGCGGGTGTAAATAAAGAAGCTTGGGACAATCTCGGTAAACTTGTAACAGCGTTTGATGACGAAGGTGAAGCTAAGGCTATGTTTAAATCTGCGGTTATGACAGACTCTTACGGGGCTGGTCGTGACTCTCTGATTGCAAAGCTTAAAGATGTATTAGTAGAAGAACAGTACCAAGGTATTGTACAAGGAGCTTTAGGCGCAGACTGGCGAGAGCATATCGGTGGTGTTTCCGAATTATGGGGCCATCTTTTAGCTGATCGCAGTTCTCACGCATCTTTGGGTTGGATTAAAGACAACGTATACGGTCCTACCAGCGGAATAAGTAACAAAGAATTAGGTAACATTCTTAATAATTTTGCTAAAGCTCAAAGAGATGTACCGGCAGCAGAATCCTTAATGAAGTTTGAAGATTTAGCAGAGATTAATCGTGGCGGTTTAATTTTAGGGAAATCAGTTGATCCAGAAGATGAAATGATTACTGTTGTAATGAATAAATTACATGCCTTAGACTCAGGCAAGAGAAACCAAGCTGCTAAATTGCTGGAAAAGGAAGTAAACGGTATTCAAACACAAGTTACGAAAATCGTAAATAATAAAAGCTTAAACGCAACCGAAAAACAAAGACAAATTGACGAGCTTTTTATTAAATACATGGATGACAACGCTGTTCTTAATTCCTTGGATAGCTATAGCAGGACTGGTTATGGTTTCGATGAAGCAGAACTGGATAAGTTCCTTACTATTGTAACTGGGGATATTGGAGACGGTACTCTAAAAGACAGATTAAAAGCCGTTATGTCGCCCTTGTTTAAGTTTGCAGCAGGGGGAGACGAAGTATTTAGAAGACTTAACCTAGCTTTTGAGGGTCGTATCTTTGCTACCAGTGCCCTTGATCCTACTCCTAGTACAGGGCACCGTACTTTAGGTACAGATGCTCCTATTGGTGTGGGACGAATTGCGAAAGGTGACCTTACTGACGAACAAGTAAGGGATAGGACAATTCTCCAAGTAATTAAAGAACTTAGCGAAATTTACGATATTACCCCGCTCTTAAATAAACGTTTTGGAGACGAGTTTGAAGACTTAACAGCAGATAGATGGTATTCTGCGTGGGAAGAGACCTCAAAACTGGGGGATGATCTTAGAACTCAAGCAAGGATTTTAGCTAATCAATACGACATAGAAGTAAAAAACTTAGCAGTAAGGGTAAGAGGTCTTAAGCAACAGCTTGCCGAGAATCCAACAGATACAAATATTAAAAATAAGTTAAACGACGAAGAGTTCAAATTAAAAAGGGCTACTAAACTTCTTCGTGTTGTGGGCGAAATCATTGATTCAGCTAGAGAAGAAAGACCCGACAACATCGGTAATTTCATGAAAGAACAGATCGGGGATATTGTAATGTCAACGGGAAGAATGCCTCATATTTTAGGTCACCTCCCCAAGACTATTTTAAGACCGTTTAAAGATTCGCCTGTTCCATCTTTAAGAAAGTCACAGATAAACAGATCTCAAGAAGTTTCTGATTTTATTACTCTTAGGGATCGAAGCGAGGAATTAGATAAAACTCAACGACCTCCTGTTTTCACCGCTAAAGAATTAAGGACTGTTCCCCCAGAAGATCTTACTACAATTCCTCTTTACCAAGGCAAGGGAACCGATATTCCTCTTGCAGAGAGAATGTTTGGGGACTTAAAGTCAGCACCCAGTCCTGAGATTATGGCTAAATCTTTGAAAGCCTCTTTAGAGACTTGGGCTAATCAGGTTAATATAAAAGCCGTGAATGACCACATAGGAAACGGAGAATACTTTGAAGTATATCAGATTTATCGTCACTTAAATGCAGAACGAGAACAGAACAAAATGTTGTCTGATATTGCATCGCTCCAGTCTATGGCTAATACACGAAAAAGGGAAGTAGAAGAAAGATTACTTACTCGGGATTATTCACCCGAAGAAGCAGAAAAAGAAGCCCTTGAGGATCTTGAGTATCTCTCAATTATCGAGAACATACGAGAAGTACAGGCTGATGCAGAATTGAGATACTCAGAGATTTTAACTATTGACGGTGGGTGGGCAGACGATGCCAAGAATGGCATTTGGTCTCCCCTTAGCTTTACCGGCGATAGGTTAAAAACCATCGGTCATGGTAAAACATTTGGTGAAGCAATGGAAAACACTGCTCTTAAAAACCTTGATGCTGGAAACATGGCCGCGTGGTTAATGGGAGAAGCTGAAGTACCGGGTACAATTATTCTTGATTCTCCGTTAAACCCTGTGACAGTAAAAGAAGCCTCTACTCTCTATCACGCCCCAGCCAGCGTACAAACTAAAGACTCGTCTGGTCTTTTCTTTACTAATTATGCCCAAGTAGGAATGTGGCATCAGGCTGTTAAGAGGATGCTTGATGGTGTGATTGATGAGGATGAGATTACAGCAAATCACATCAGTTTATTCGTAGAATGGTGGGATCTTAAAGTAAGAGGACAAGAAGGCTTAGACGAGGGAATAGAGTTTAGGAAAAGGAACGAGAATTATGAGCACATCCTTGAAGCTTTCAATAAGGCAGACGTAGAGGACATTCTTCGTTACTTCAAGGAAGGCGAAGAAAACGTTGTAACTAAGTTTGGAGATAACCACTCTGCAATCGCTTACATGTCTAAACCCGCAATCAAAGAAGCTGTTATGGCTAACTTATCAGAGCAGTTGGGAGACATTGATGAGTTTATCAGTAAGAATTATCCCGGTAAAACTTTTGAAGAGGCGATGAATGCTAAGATAAATCAAATAAAGTATGATAGAGATCAGAGATTTTTCGTTGATGCTTTTGGTAATTTAATCTATCCTCACAAGGTTACAGGTCAGGGTATTGTTAGACTTACTATGCAAGATAAGATTAAAGCATTGAACTTTACCCAAAATAGTAGAGTGGTTGACAGAATGCTGTTGGCTTCCTTACTTAAGAGAGACCTTCCTATGAACGCTGAACGTTCTTCTAACATGGGAGGATACGATCCGTTTACTAAATACGCTGGTTTAAGTATTAACAAAGCCAGAGAAAATGCTGCCGCTCTTTCTATTGGCTTTGAGCAGTTAGCTGCAAACATGAAAAAACGAAATTTAACTAGAAAGTTTGTATCAGATAACAGGTACAAGACAATTGTAAACGGAAAGGCTCGACCCGCTCGGTTCTTAGAGCTTAACAGTAAAGAAGATACGTGGAAGTACAAGAAGCAGGCTACTGAGCTTCTGGGTGATGAGCTTTTAGCTGGGTTGAGTTGGGACGAGGGTATTATTACCAACATTAAATCCTATAAAACAGCGTTAAGCAAGGACGGTTCCTATAAGTGGGGGCTTGCTATTAAAGCTTATTTCCTTACGGACGGCAACAAAGCACCGAAAGAAACTTACATTAATCTGAGACAACAAGAAGATTACTTGTTTAACCCAAACCATAGATCCAACGGAATGCCGCTTAAGGCTGAGATTGAGGAAGAGTGGGCCGAGTTAAGCAAAATGATATTCGCTATAAACAGAAAATGGAATTCTGATGGTCAAATAACACAGAATCTTAATGACTTCGCTGGTACAGCTTTTGAAGGAGCTAAAATTACTGACGTTTATAACCACAATTCTAGAATAGCTGTTTTTGCTGAGTCATGGCGAGTAGCACGGGAAGTTTCAAGAGAAGTTAATAATATTTACTACTCACCTAGAACAGAAGGTGCAATGCAAGCAGTAGATGAAATAAGGATTAGAGAACAAGTTGCTCCTACTTCTCCAATGAAAGACGGTAATGAAGTAAAAGTAAACACGGCTCACCATCGAGCAAGTGCTTTTGAAAAACAAAGCGCAGTACATAAAACTGTAGGAAACTACTGGGACGGGCTTGTTGCTAACGGAACGCTAAACAACAACGACGCTATAATTCTTAAATTAGCCTTCTTTACTACATCTCAAGAAAGCCTACTCAAATTGTTTGTTTCTCACCGAGATTCAGGCGGTTTCGAGTTAAACGTAACGCCTCACTTAAAATCAGCAGGTCATTACGATCCTAATACCAACGTCCTGTCCGTTCATTCGGCATTACGTAGTCTCTACGGAGAGGAAGTTGAGCTTGGGCCTGCTGCCGTAATTCTTGAAGAAATCGGGCACCACGTAGGTACTCGTCTTGATACGGAGCAGAAAAGAGCTTTTATTAATGAAGTTAGGCGCGTAGAGCTGGAAAGTGTCAAAACAGCCGAACAAAAGATTCACGGTGAAGAAGTCACAACAGATGCAAAATACATCGCTAGACTTAAACAATTAGGAGAAGAGCTTCTTACTAAGGACGATTTAAACGTTGCTACAAGTGAGTTGTTTGGGGCGATGTTTGCTATTTCAGCTATTAAAAAGATTCCTTCTGCTTTTGATACCATCAAAGCCAGTAAGGACTTAGCAGACGGAATTGAAGATAGCTATACGTTTATTAGTGCTGCAAGAGAAATAACCGAGATTTTAAACTTAGGAGATGCGGATGCATTATTCTCGGCTCCTCTTGAGACTCTTTCTGGTAGAATGCAACCGACCCGAACTCCTATTATTAGGAAGAGGGAAGAAGAAAATCGCATAATGTATGGCACCGATCACGATCCCTTAGAACTTCCAGATGGTGTTGATCCTCTAACTATGGATGACCTTACTAGAGGAATGGAATTCCCATCGGCTGCTCAGGCAAGTAGAAGAAATGCTGCTGAATACGATACGAAAGCTCGGGAAATTGCTGAAGAGGCTAGAGATGCTGAAACCGGTATGGTAGATTTAGAAACAATTAAGAGACTGACCGAAAATGATGCAGATATGGAAAGAGCAGTTATCCTCCGAGCAGCAGAAGAAAAGCTGATTCCAGCAGGGTTAGGTAATAGAATTGAAACTCCGGCTTCTACGTTTATTTCGCGCATGGCTTTGGGACTTATTAGTCCTAACGAAGTTGCTAGAATAACAGATACGCTGGCTTCTCCGTTCGGTGCTAGAAACTTTGCTTATCAGACGGATGCATCAGTGCCGCAAACGGTTTTAACCACCGCTTTAATTTCTGCTGCTGACGCAACAAGTTATTTTACAAGTGGTGCGTTTACTACAAACATGCCTACTATCCATGCGTTAGGTACGGCTTTAGCCGGAGATTTTGATTCGTTGCAGCACGCCCTTATTAACATGAAAAGAGCAAACATTACGGTCGGCCCAACCGGCGGCCAGCGTAGTGGTACGTTCTTACCTTGGGAGTTCTTTGAGTCTGTTTTCCAAGATTTAACTTTAAACTATACCAATAAAGAGGGGATCACAGCACGGCTTAAAGAAAGAGTAAGGGCGTTAGAATATGAGGAAGTACCTATCGGTAAACAGCTAATCGAACAAAACAATGGTAAAGACTTTGATGAGTACGCCAATCTTGTTGTACCTATTGTGGAAATGTGGGCTGATCCTAAGACAGGTCTCTGGTCAACCGTGGTACGCAAGATGGTAGATAGCGGAATGGTTTCTCCTCGAATGGGCGACGAACTTTTAGAAAAAGGTGCTTATCCCATTAAGTTTAGAAAAGCCGTTTTTGATGACGCAGATTTAGAAAGTTCCCCTGATTCGGGTATATTAAGAGAGCAACTCAGAAACACATTAGTTGATATCATTCGTGAAAAACTTGATCCTACTCCTAATTCATACGTAGATTCCGATCTTTTACAGATAGCTTTAGCTGATAACCTTATTAGACCGTCCCGAAGAGGAGAGGGTATTGATATCAATGACTTAGATAACGTATTAGCAGGGCTTATCCAAGCCAAAGGTAATGGCAAATTAGGTAAATTCTTATCTGAAGTAGATAGAGGAAATGTCTTATTTAAGGATCTTCCCGAAGAGATTCAAACTAAATATAGAAATCTTTTAAGTAGAGGCGAACTTTTTGGAGATCAAGAAGTTAATCAGAATAATGTATTAACTGATCTTATTCAGCAAGTAAACACAAGATATGGAGACTCTCAGTTAAAGGCCGGAGCTAACTTATCTAAGTTTACCCCAGCAGAGTATCTGGCATGGAAATATATGGTTAAAGTTGGTTCCTCTAGTTATTCCTTTATAGGAGATAACTTCTTAACGCCTAGAGATTTCCTTAGAAACCGCCAACTTGGTATGTTTATTGAAACAGACCCTCTTCAGTTTATTTCATCAATCAGAAGAGGCGTTGCAGCGCAGGCTTATGATAAGTCAACGTTCGGCCCCGCCTTTGGGGTTAAAGGTCTCGGTATGAGAGATGTTATTAAGATGTATCAGGATATCGCTCAAACTGGAACTACCGGAAAAGAAATTATTAAGTTCTTAGTACACGATAAGAACTTTGAAGTAGATCCTAATTCTGTTATGCGTACTCTCACACAAGACGAACGCCATAAATTCTCAAGTGCCTTAAAGCACATGGAAAGAATGTATGATTACTCTATCGGTACTTTTAAAACAGACGATAAACCCACGGATAATACGTTCTTACATGTCATTAACTTAGCGTCTGAGTTTGGTACTGCTCTTAGTATTGCACCACGCTTGGCTATTGCTACTGCTATTGAAGAAACTCCTCACAGTATGGTGTCAGCACTTAAACATAATCTTACTGGATTCCAGAGTGATATGGTCGATGCGTTTACTTTAGTTAAGAGCAGGAAAGATGTGGATCAAACCTTAGAAGGCTTGGGTTTCCTTACGATGAATGCTTTACACCATGCTGCTACTTTGATCCAAAGGTCTGGGATGGATATTTCACCTGATGAATCTGTTAAAGCCAACGTAAAGATTAAGGAATTGTATAGGGTTTTAGCTTTCGGTATGGATAAACAAACAGCATCAGCTAGAAGTATTGGCGTAAGGCAGTTCGTAAACAGAATCGCAGATACCTTTATTCAAGCTGAGTCCCCAACAGGAATAGTTCCTACCAGAAGAATTAAAGCTAGTATGTCTGAAATCAGAAGCAGGCTTATCGAGGCTTCTGGGGGCGACTTTGTAAATCTTTCTCCCCGTATTGTCAGACAAGAGCTTAAAAAGATGAAAGTAGATGCTCTTACGTCTATGGATGTTATGGAGATGATTAAGGTTGGTTTATTCAGCGAAGAACTGTTCCCATTCTTTGAAAAGCTTTTTGTTGATAACTATGACGTTATCCGAAAGACTGGGATTCCCTTCGATGAACTCAGAAAGAACATTACGTTCGGTTTGCCCGAAAAAGTTCTTGACGCAGACGGGAAGGAAATTAACCCGGCTGTTATTAGGGCAAAGCAGTTCCAAACAGTAAACGCCGTAAGAGAACTAGCATTTAATGCTGCTGTCAAGTACGCTAAACAGCCCGTACTCTCTAATGCCCCAGTGGGTACTAAATCTGGTGGTATTTTAGCTACCCTCTTGTCTAGGCTTATTACCTATTCCTCTTCTACTTTCCACGGAATCAGAAGAGCAGGTTTAGCTGGCCCTCTTGTTCTGGCAAATACGGTTCTGGCTCATACCTTAACCGGATGGTTATACTATAAGTTAGTTCAATTGCAGACCCATAAAAATATTGATGACATGATTGCTGAAATCAAGAAAGATCCTTGGACAGAAATTCAGGAAGCTCTTATGGCAGTTCCCTTCTTGGGAGCCAACCAGATGGCTGCTGCGTTCTTCTTACAGATGTTACGAGGAGATAGGGCTGTGAATACTACTCCGTTTAACTCGGCTGGTATCATGCAGATCAATGGTCTTCTTCAGACTATCCCCCGAATCATGGGAGGAATCAAGGACATGTCTGAAGGTAACATTACTGAAGGTGCTGCCAACTCGATGCATAGGATGCCTATCCCTTGGGGATGGCTTCTTCAGGCAGGGTTTAGACAGATCGATGCATTATCAGCATGGGAGCACCCCATTGGTATCATGGATCCCTCAGGTAGAACCCCTGTTCCTGTCTCTGATCCCACCAAAAATACTGGTACGGGTATTAGTCCTCTTATTCCTAAGACACAGGCAGTACAGCCCGACATAAAGACGGAACAGCCTCAAGACATCGTAGATGCTATAGGGGTCATTAAGCAAGGGACAGCATCTAGAGAAGCCTTAAGGCAGACTTTAGATGTTCTTAATATAATCCAGAAACAAACGGAGTAAATTAAAAACCCAGTGTATTGTAACTAAAGGTTACTCACTACATATATTATTAGTTATTTTATTATTAGGGATCACTATAGATAACCGGGGGGATTACTATGGAAGAGATCATTATTACTATTGCAATCAGCATCGCTGGACCCGCTCTACTGGGCATCTTCGGGCTGATCTGGAGGTTAACCTCTAAGGTGAGCCTCCATGAAAAACAGATTGAAGCACACGACAGGCGTATCAGGGATTGTACATCCCGCCTTCAGAAACTCGATGATAAACAATACTCTATTGTTAAAAATATTAAAATGTAATTTTACTGCGGCTTGGACCGCTGTCAGGAGTCTATCGTGATTAAGTACCTTGTTCTGGCTACGCTCCCGTTGTTCTTTTCTGAGTATTCTTGGGATGATAATTCAGAAATATATTATGAAGTTTACGAAGAAGGTCCACGTACTGTGTACAAGGGTGAGGCCCGATTGCATTGGGACGAGAATACAACTGCTTGTATAAACTACACTTTTGATCTTGTACCGGGCCGCTTGGCCGGTCCTTGGATCTCTTCAGATCCGGGCCAACCCATGCTTTCGTTTGATGAAGTACAGATCTTTGACGATCATCTCTTCGTTAGCTGGGAGCGGAACCGCACTGACTTGCAGGATAACCCTACGCAGTGCCCCCGGTATTTTATATTTTATATTATTAAAACAGAGTTTACTGCTGATGACTTAAGTGATCTCTTGAATGACTGGGGTAAGGAAAACTCTGTTTGGGATCTTGATGGTGATAATACAGTCGGTGGAACCGACCTTTCCCTTGTGTTAGGTGGGTGGAAAATCGATTAGGGGGTCGGAAATTTACAGAGGGGGAGATAAGAGGAAACGTATCCTCTTTCCCCCCGTACCCCCCGATCTGAAAGGATCACACCATGTCTAATGTTACCCTCACTCTCCGTGCTGTTCTCGAACTCATCGTTTCTCTTCAGTCCCGCAAGGCTGAGTGCGAGGCCGCTTTTGATGTGTTCGTGGAACAGCGTAAGACTCACACGACCTCCAAGCCCGCGATCTCAGAGGGCCTTAAGACTCACGGCCGCGCGATGTACGCGGCTCTTGATGCGGGCGACACTGACACTGCCGAGAGGGAAGGCAATGAATACATGAAGTGGACGAAGGAAGACTATCAGTACGACAAGATGTTTCAGGTCTTTACCGAGAGAATCGAAGAAGCCGGTGCTAACATCGATAAGATCAACTTGGAGCTTAAGAAGGCGTTCTCCGATCTCGCCTCAGTCACCAGCCACGGTCGTTTCAGCACCGATTCGTACGCGGGTGATCGCGCAGTACCTACCCGTTAATCGCACACGCACAAGCCCATCCCCTACCGGGGATGACGGCTTGTTTTGTCTTTCCACTATCACCTCGCTCTGGAAGGAGCACATCATGTATGCTTGCATCATGTTGACGCTGTTGATTGTTGTTTGTGCCGTTATGGCTTTCGCACCTCTGTTCATTGGATACAACGACCGATGATTGGATATCTTACCTGCTTTGGTTTCACTGCGTTTAGTATGGCTGTTCTTTACTACGTTCTTGAAAGTTCGATAAATGAAGGAAACTCAGATGATTGACATGAAAACCATCAACGCTATTGAGTTGTTCTCTCGGAAGTTTTCTCTTCTTACGGAGCTTCTCAAGCAGAAGGCAAGAAAAAAGAAGCTCACTGTAGAAGACTGTGAGAACTTCCGTGCCACTCTCAACAAGCAGTTGGATGAAACGTTTGCTACTTGCTTGACTGAGGAGGAGGAAATCCCTCCTGTCTGGTGAGTCATGAAGCGTGCCCTCCAACGAGGGCATTGCTTTTTTTAAGGAGGTGCCTCATGGAAGAGCGCATCAACCCGTTTGAATGGATTCCTTTTTTCACACTATTAGCATTCATCGCAATGCTGTAAGGAGATGAGCCTCTAGCGTAGGGAGATCACGGATGATCTCAAGCAAGGATGCGGCCTTCACCCGGTTCCAAGGATCGATCAGCCCTCTTCGGAGGAGTCTGATCCACTATCATCAGTCTGTCCTCGGAGGTAGCCTCCGCGTAGGCAGCGTTTCACCTTCATCGGTTGCCAACGAATCCGCGTAGGCAGCCTTTTTCTATCATGCTCTTGAAAGGAGCACACCAATGCATATTGGTCTCAAATCGTCAGCCATTTCGTTCAGCGTCTCGACTCCCAACGGAGACTTCATCAAGTACGAGAGGGGCAAGCAGTTCCGCTCGGAGGAGAAGGAGTGCTTCGCCTACCACAAGAGGGGCGATGATCTGATCTCGTTCCACACCATGTCCGACCTCAAGTACGAGGCTGACATGCTGGAGGCTTTCTTCCGACCCAACGCGGAGACCCGTGACAGCGTGATCAACTACAATGGCGACATCTCCACTATCACCCACTCGGATGGTACGGTCGTGACGGTCAACAACGCGGAGAGCCACTCGCGTCTGAAGTCGAAGGTGAAGATCTTCTTCGCTGACGGCACGACATCGATCCAGAACTGGACCCTCGCTGATGGTGAGGCTCTGCCGTGTCATGCTCGTTCCTGCTTCTACGCCAAGAGCGAGAAGGCGCGTGTCCTGAAGGTCACGGCTTGGTTCGAGATCGGATCCCTGCGTGTCACGTACACGCCCGACAACGGGATGCAGCCGTTCGGTACTCACACCACTCTTTGCGCCGCTCGGGGTAAGGGATTCGCTCTGAATCGCTTCGAGAGCGACTACCGAGCCGCAAATGAGCACAATCACACCCCTCTCAACAACATTGTTGACGTGACGGCCTAAAATGATCACCTCATCACCCCTCCCCGTGCTACAACCCCCGTGGTACAAGCCCCGTCCGCCTCCTTCCACTATCACAGGCCCTCCGCGTGGGCAGCCACGGACTCGGCACCTCCCCCTTAAGCACAACTACCCCTCAGAAGCCGTAGAATCCCGACTGCGGCCCCCGCCCGGACTCGGGCAGTTCCCCCTTGTTTGTTCTTCTCGTCCGTCAGGCGGCCTCTCCGGCCCTCTCACGGCATTTCTGGGTACACCTGTTCGTATGGTGGCCCCTGCTTATTTCTTTCACGAAAGGCAACAACAATGCAAAAGTGTGACACTCCTGCCCTCAACGTCGTTCGTCGTATGCTCAAAGCTCCCGTTGGTGACTGGTACTCTGCCAAGATCCAGCAGGTCAACGGTGCTGAGGTCATTTTTCACGGTTCGGTAAAGAATCGCAACTTCCCCTTGGAACCGGACTTCGTCAGCGGCGTAGATCTGTTCGACCTTCGAGATGACCTTTCTGGCGAGGAGTTTGCTTTGCTTCTTCAAAAGATGCAAATGCACGAAATTGAGACTCGTCTCTCCAACTAAACCCAACCCTGTTTCTCGAAAGGAAACAACATGTCTGATAAGATTGATCTCTCTGATCCCAATGCCGATCCCTTTGAAGATCGGATCGATTGCCTCCACGAAAAGCAGAGGGAAGCGCGTGAACGCTTTCACGCCCTGATCTTCGAGCGTGAATACCTCAAGCTCGCCATCGAGAACTGCAACCACTGGCGTGAAATCACTAAGGATGTTCCCGACTACGATACGGTCACTGTCCAGATGCCCGCAAAGGTTCTCCGTGACCTGACTCGCGCAGCAGAGTTTGGTCAGCCACTTCGGGTTCGTCAGGCTGACATTCGTGCTGAAATTGAGGAGGCTGACGATGCCCACTACTCGACCATTTTCGATCTCGGTGCGGCTTACGCCGAAAGGCGAATTCTGGAAAAGGGAGAATTCAGGCACTTTGCCTCGCAGGCGAAGAACCGTGACTAATTGATTCTACTGCTGGGCATCAGTATAAACTGCCCTTTCACTTTAGAAAGGAGACTTGATCGATGAGTTTTGATAAATCCCCTCAGTTCAAACCTCTTGGACACCCTGACGGCGGTCCTGAGTGGCCGGAGTATGAAGAGCATTTTGTTGGTCGAGTGAGCTTCGACCCTGAGTTCCCTGATCGTTTGCACGATCTTTACTTTTACACGGTAGGGCAGTTCGACGAATATTATGGGTGGCGTAACCCCGAGAACTGGGAGTACACTGCTCGGTGGGGTGACTCGCCGGGTGAGCACGCGCAGGGAAGTGTTCCCAATCTCATCAACTGGAAGCCGAACATTTTCCGTCTTTGGATGATCCATGTGAACCTCATCCAAGACACTAATATTGGCGGGAAGCTTGCGATTGTCCCCGACGAAAATAGACACGATTGTTGAAAGGAACTTGACCAATGGATATTGACGAAGCCCGTGAAGCTATTAATTTCATCACCAAAAAGAATGACTGGGACATTTGGAAGATTGCTGACATAGCCAAAGAGTCACAACTTACGGGGATGATCACGATTGGTTTGGCAGTAGAAGTTATGAACAAGTACGGAGATTCTGTTTGCTATAGTCTCCGTCACTCGTACCACGATGAGTACAATCCGTTTCCTTCTCCCTTGGAGCTTGGCTATAGTAGCTGGTGCCTCAAGGTGGTTACTGATTTTGTTGTGGATTATTGTTGTAATATGGTAAGTGATTGGGAACAATCACGAATGGAAGCCGAAGATTACGAAAGGGATTTGATTGATGGCTAGTTCTAGGAAAAATATTGAAGTAAGAGACGGGGAAGAAATCAAGAAGAGAATTCGTGAGATCAACAAACAAAAACACAAGTGGCTTGCTCAAGAGCAGCGTCGGCGGCCCGAAGCAAAGATCACTTGTAGTTTGATCACCTTGAATCTGGATGACTTGTGGAGAGACCACGACGTAGTGGATCTTAAATCTTTTGAGCGTATTGCTCCATATCTTTGAACGGTAAGGAAACTGAACCGATGAATATTTGTCTCGAACAAGAACTTGAAGATGCTCTTACTGATCTTCTTCGTGAAGACTACGGTGATAAGCTTGAGGGTATCGAGGATCTCGATGACCTGCTGACAGAACTTTACGATAGCTTTCATTGTGATATTATTGCCGTCGCGCAGAATTACTTTAGGTCTAGTATCCCCGGCTTGACTAAAGAAACTGTAGAAACATTTGTAAAAAACCATGAACCTGAGGATGACGAATGACTGAAGAGTTTCGTATCTACGTACATGACCATACTTCAGAGTGTGCTACTTTTATCGCAAGGTGGCACTTCGACAAAAAGGAGGACGCACTTAGACACGCTAAGGAACTGTGTGATAAACTTAGTAAAGAAAAAGACTTTCTTCGGAATCTTACTAGGTACTCTATAACGGTGTACCGCTTTTGGGGAACTAACCTGAAGTTCAGGGATGACCCTATCTTTGACTCTTACAAGGAATATGCACATGCATAAGTTGGAATACGAATGGCTTTACAAAAATGAAATCCTTTTCAGCATTAGGGCTGGGTTGGATGGACGCGAAAAGTACTTCTTTCAGAGTGGCCTTCACGGCCAAGAATGGTACTTCATCGAAAGGGACATTGACCAAAAAGACTACGACGAAAAATCGGGTTCCTACGGTTCGGAGGATGTCGTTTGGTACGTCACTCACTTGGGTGATTTCTCTGCGTGCTCTCCGCGTCGTGATTTTGCGTCTGTCAAGAGAGATGCAGAAATCCATGAGGTATGCCTCTGGTGCAGACAGGGTTGTCCCGTAATCAAGCGTACAACAGGTCGAGCTAAGAGCAAAATTGACTGGACGCTTGGAATGCTTCAGGCTGTACCCGGTTCTTGAATTGTTTGAAATGTAATTCCAAGGGGGCGGTCATGTTGGCCGTCCCCTCTTTTTTTTCTATGCCACATTGGCAGAAAGTTTTATACCATGCGTAACGACAACAAGAAGTACTTCGCCACCGTCACTTTCTACCTCACCAACGGTGAAGGCAACAAGAGTTGGAAGGTCAAGATCTTCGCAGATACTCAGGGCGGCCTCATGGATGAGGTGATCCGAATCAAGAAGAATTACGAGGCCAAGCACGGCAAGTCCACTTGCAAGACTTGGAAGTACTCCGGGCCTGATGGATTCAACCGCCTGATGGATCAGCGCAAGCGTGAGCAGAAGGCATGGGCTATCGCCAACGGTGCGACCGCCTAATGGGTTGCAAGGCTTTCGAGGTATCCCGAGTCCCCTCTGGGCCAAGCGGCTCAGAGGGGGTCTCCGGGCCTTATGACCAACCTGTTGATACAGGGGCTGCTCTACTTGTATTGATACTAGTAGTTTTATTATGCTATAGATTGCTCAAGAGTAGCAAAAACTAATCCGATAGATATGTAGCGTCCAAAAAACCCACGTTATTGGTATAGCTACATAAGGAAAAGCTATGAGTAAACTGTATGACCGTGATGGATTCTGCGTGTTCGGAACCCAACCCGCTGCTACTACGCTGGTTGCTAACGAGCAGGTGTATCTCATCGTTGACCGTAGGCGTAACCAAGACAACCTGAATGAAGCACAGCAGTTGCACATGCAAGGGCTGCTGAATGTCCACGATCCTTATGTGGACTGGAGGGCTGTCACTGACAAGAAAGGAAAGTCTACCGATAAAGGGATGCTGAATGTGTTCCCTTCTATTGCACAGCAATGGAAAAATCAGATGAAAGGTAAGTACATCAAGCCCAAGACTTATATGACTGATAACCCTGATAAGATGGGTGAAGATAAGTATTGGGAAGTTCTTAAGTCCTATCTAACCAAGCACTAAGGAGTGCAAATGATTTACAAGATTGTTCAGACCGGCAAGTGGTTCAACGTTGTAGTTGATTCCACCAATACTATTGAAGATGGTTTCGATAATCGTGAGGATGCCGAGCGGTTCATGGCACACCTCGAATCAGAAGACAACAAGCACATTTTTGAATCAGAAAGAACTAAGTAATGACTGACCCTTTGAACAACATCTTCAATGACATTAACAACCACTTCGCTAAGGCTAAGTCTTGCAGCGTCAAGAAGGAGCACCTTAGTGACTACGAAGGTAGCGAAAATGATCTTCGTTACTTGTTCATCGACCTCGATCAAATCGCAGGTCAGATGCACATGCAGTACGAGAACGAAGAACTGAATAGAAGCACTTTGGAAACAGCAAAAAAAGCACAGAGCATTGTTGCTCGTATTATTAATATTCTTGAATAAGGAGCGAGTATGTATATCGCAGAAATTATGTACCGTGGTTCTATAGGTCACACCGTTGACATGCACAGCGATAACCGAGATAACAATCTCGATGTCATTCGACAAGAGATTGAGTTGACCTATCCCGGTGAGGAGGATCACGTTCGGGTTACCTTGATTAATCAGGATACAGATGAACGAGAGGATATTACTGGAGAAGTTACATGTTCACAGAAATGAGTGTTAACTATGTCGATCACATGGGTGATGACAAAGATATTGTTAATGCTGCCCGTGTTTCTTTTAATAAGGAAACTGAAAATCTCAGAGAGCAGGATACTAAGCTCTTACATTACCTTGCAAAGAACGATCATTGGACCCCCTATGCTCACTGCTTTCTTAAGCTACGAGTAAAGGTTCCTATCTTCGTGGCACGCCAATGGTTTAAACATACTGTTGGCTTTGCCTATAATGAGGTAAGCAGGAGATATGTTTCTTATGAGCCTGAATTGTTTAGGGCCGAAGTCTGGCGTGGAAAGCCAGAAGGTAGCATTAAACAAGGAAGTTCATCAAGGATTGAATACGTAAGCGATGAAACTATTGAACTCATGGAGTCAATGGTCCATCATTACAATACTCTTATTAATCAAGGCATTGCGCCTGAGATGGCACGGATGGTGTTGCCTCAGGCAGCCATGACTGAGTTCATCGTAAGTGGCAGCTTGGCAGCATGGGCAAGGTTCTACAACCTGAGGTCTGATGACCACGCCCAGCACGAGATCCAATGGTGCGCCGAGCAAGTTTCCACTATCACGGCTGATAAATTCCCCAACGGTTGGGCAGCCCTTTGCAATAAATGTCAACCACAGGAGTGGAACTTTGGCGAAAAAGAGCATTAAGTTTAAAGAGTTTAGGGGACGTACTGCGGGTAAGCCGAGGCGTTCAAAGAAAAACAAGTATGGCCTTAGAAAGAGAGGCAGGAAGAATTGACGTATGAGTCCCAAGGATCATAACGATTGGCGTAAAACTGATCGTGCAAAAGATAAGATTAAAAAACAAAAGAAACCTAAGCCTCAAAAGAAACACTGGTCCGAGTGGGCTGGCGATAACCCGGCCCATACTGATGATTCAGTAGATATGACTCAACAGGAATGGGAAAATTTTCTTGAAGGAAACTCAGATGAGTAAGCTAATGACAATCTTGGTATTAAGCGATGGTGAGACATACACAGGAGTAGACGGCTGTTCGATTTGCTTTATTACACCCGAACAGCACGATATGTTATGTGAAGGAAGCTCACCTAAAGACATTGATCCCGTACATGAAATCGGTTTAAAGGAATATGCAGATGACTGAACGTGATTGTGTTCGTTACACAATAATGGTCCCTAACACTGTTGCAACAGATGAAAAAGTGCAAGCAGAATTAAAGGAAGTTATTTTTGATGAGTGCAGGCAAGCTGTAATAAGAGAATTTCCCTGCAAATGTATAATCCAAGATGGTGATGTACTTGGTTACAAAGAATGGAAGTTTACTGTACCTCTTCATTCCGCAGAAGCAGTATTCCATCGTGTTGCTATTTGGGCAGAAGAATGGATTTATCATGAAGAAACGGCAGGAAGACTTGGGATAGATAGTATCATGTTAGAAAAAGAATTTGTAAAGAAGGTGTACCTAAGGTGACGATATAATGAACGGAGCAGATGGATTTTTACTGTATGGAATAGGTTGTTTTGATTACTTTTTGTTTCTTGTTTTTACTGGTATCATTTTGGGCTTTATCGGTAAAGCCCTAGATCTCTTTGACTAAGAAAGGTCAACATACTATGTCACACGAAATTACCACCACTGACGGCGCTGTCTTTCACAAGAACAAGGCTTGGCACGGGCTGGGCTACGTTATTCAGGATGAGATGAGTCCTCTCGGTGCGGTTGAAAAGGCCGGACTCGATTGGTACGTCTACAAGACGGATGGCGTGTTTGGCTACACCAGCAATGGTGTTACTGTGATGGATTCCGACCGGTGCATGACGTACCGTGAAGACACCAAGGAAGCCCTTGGTTATGTCTCCAGTGACTACAACATCTTCCAGAATGTGGAGCTTGCAGAACTTGCGTACTCCGTGTCCGATGATGTCAAAGTCGAGTCAGCTTTCTCAATGATGGGCGGCAAGCGTGTCGTGATCCTGCTCAAGGGATCCAGCATTGAGGTTGGCAAGGAAGAGCGTGACGTTCTTGATACTTACTTCTGCCTGTGCAATGGGCACGACGGCAAGTTCTCTCTTCGTGGCTTCGGTACGTCAATTCGTATCGTTTGCCAGAACACTCTTCAGATGGCACTGAGCAATGCTAAGGGCCAGACCTACTCGATCAGCCACAACGGAGACTTCCAGACCAAGCTGGCTGACATGCGTACTGCGCTTGGAGAATACAAGAAGAACCGTGAGTGGTTCTACACTACCGTAAACTCCCTCGCTCAGAAGGATGTCACTCATGATCGCCTCAATGAATTCTGGCGACAGGCATTTACGATGGTGACTGATCCCAAGATCCTCAAGAATGAGACCGCTGCTGTTAAGGAAGCAACGAGATTCATGGAAAGCGTCAAGATCACGTTTGAGAACGAACGTGAAATCGACGGGATCCGACCCTCAATGTGGCTTGCTGCTAACGCAGTAACCTCCGATGTTCAGCACAAGATCTCAACCCGAGGGCGTAAGGCTTCTTACGAGAATCGGGCTGGTGAAATGCTGATGGGTAAGAAGGCAGAAACTTCTAACAAAATCATGAAGGCCGCGTTGGCTTTCTAAGTTTTATGGCATGGTGTGCATAACCTCTTATAATGAAAGGGGGGATGCCTAGTTTCCTCAAAACTTACACCATGTCCCCCCGCCCCTTGAACACTCAAGGGGCACCTGCCCTCGTAGCTCAGTGGTAGAGCATTCGGCTTTTAACCGATCGGTCGCAGGTTCGAGTCCTGCCGAGGGTATTCTCAGAAAGGAGAAATTATGCACACCTTATTAGAAGAAATGTATTCATTTCAAAATGAAATTGCATTAAGGAATAACGCTTCGGCGGCTTCGGTAGCAGCGCTTGCGGAAGTCGGAAAAGATTACTTTACCTCCATTGCAGGAGGGCTTCTTACACTTGGAGAAATTCATGCCCCTCTTATGCAAACACATAAATTTATTTCGAGGTGCTCTGAATTAAACTACGAGAATGAAATCAAAACCCATCTGTTAAATCATTACAAGATTCCGGGCTGGGGATCTTCTTTCGTTAAAGGAGAACCAGATTCTGTATTCTTCGCTGTTGATTGTATCTTAGAAGGTAGTGCAACAAAAGAAACAGAAAAGAGAGTTACTAAATTTTTACATAATGAAGGCTTAATGTTGTACCCTAATGCTTCTTATTATACTGTAGCTTGCTGTATTGAATCTGGCGTACCTATTGAAGAAGCAGCGTTCCATTTAGTAAATGCTAGGCTTCCTGCTTGGACTGAATTGTGGAAAATCTCTAAGAAGAAAGGGCTTCGGTAGCTCAGTCGGATAGAGCAGCGGACTTCTAATCCGCAGGTCGAAGGTTCGAGTCCTTCCCGAAGTGTGATGGCTCTGTGGCGGAATTGGCAGACGCAACGGACTTAAAATCCGTCGAGGGTAAACCTCATGGGGGTTCGAGTCCCCCCGGAGCTATTAGAAAGGAGTACCTTATGAGCGGTAAAGGCGATAGATACAGAGATGTAGATAGAAAAAAGTATGATAAAGAATATGAGAAAATTTTTGGAAAGAAGAAACTTAACATTATGAGTGATAAGGAGTCCAATGACAATATGGGAAACGTACACAAAAGAAGAAAGAAGAAGGCTAACAAATCTTCAGTTAGCCAACGAAGACAAAGCAGCTAAACAATCCATTGAAAAGTACCTCAACAATGTTAACATGTCCCCTAGTGCATCTCCACGCGAGAAGGAATTCGTGTTTGATTACACAGAATACCTTAGCGATTACATTAATTGGACAGAAGAACAATATGAAAAAGTAAAAAAGAAGCCTTACTGGCTTACTATTGCTCACTTGTTGGGTGCTGAACGATGTGCTGCTATTGTTGTCAAGGCATTGCTTGATAGCTGCTTATCGTCTCGTCTGATCCAAGCATCGGACGGTATTAAGTACGATAACTATAACTTAGGAGACTTAAGATCACAAACTAAACAGAATATACTAGGTGTTATATCAAGAGAACTGTGGCTGGCTATCGGCATACGACTGGCTAAAGAAAACTACAGCAATGAGTTTGCCCGACAGTCGCATTACTTTAAGAATTGGAACAAGAAAAGAATGAAAGCGTTTGCACGTAAGTGTCAAACGTTACCTACATGGGATAACCAAAAGAGAAATGTGGTTGCCTTATCGTTCTATACCTTAATGGTAGGAAACAAAGAAAGTATTATGCCCTTTGTTGAAAACCCTATCGCTATTGTAAAAAACGGACAGATTAAAAGACATACTATTATCTCACTGCGAGAAGAGTTTACGAAAAACTTCGAGGCATTTCATAATTTTTACCAATATTATAAGTGGTTGTATTATCCAATGGTGTGCCCACCTATTCCTCACGACTATCCTAACAAGACAGCGGAGGACTGGGGTGGTGCTTTACACTTAGAATACAGGAAGTCATCTGTTCATAACACAAGAGCAGGCAATTACTACAAGAACAATAGTGAGCATAGCCAACAGTCAATCAATGCCCTTAATGCATTGCAAGGTACTGAATGGAGCATCAACAAAAGAGTTCTTGAGGTAATGACTAATCTGTACAAGTCTAATCGACAGGTGTGTAACCTGCCTCCTTACGACCACGATGAGTTTGTATTCAGTAGACCTTTCCCTGAAGGAGAAGAAAAAGAAGTAATAGCTAAATGGAAAAACGAACGTGCTGAAGCATGGGGTCTATGGGAAAAGACTAAGCAAAAGAGAATGCAAATGGAAATGCGTTTACTTATTGCGGATGATCTTAAAGACTTGATATTTTGGCACGCTTATTCTTCTGACTTTAGGGGGAGATGCTATACGCAGTCATCGTTTCTATCTCCTCAAAGTGGGGACTTCGACTGCGGTATAATTCAATTCGCTGAAGGAGTTAAGTTAGAATCAAATGAAGTTAAAGAAGAATGTGACTACTTCTGGTTAAAGGTTCACTTAGCTAACAGGTGGGACTTTGATAAAGCGTCTTTTGAAGAACGTGCTCAATGGGTCGATGACAATATGAGTATGCTTCGTCAAGTATACGAAGACCCTGAAGGTACTGTAAATCTTTGGAAAGATGATAAAGCTAAAAAGAATATATCATTCAGGCGACTGGCTGATACTATTGATTTCTTTATTGCTTTAGAAACAGGATACTCGTATGTCCCTAAGAATCTTGACGGGACATGCAATGGTATTCAACATTGGGTAGGTACAACTAAAGCTGAAAACTTAGCTGAACTTGTTAATGTTAGTAAAACCTCTAAACCGGGTGATATGTATAAGTTTATTGCTCATAACGCTACTGCAAAAATGGAAGCAGAACGTGATGCTAATCAATACTTTGATATGTTTTTAACCCATTGGGAGCACACAGAAAAAGACAAGAAGATGCCAAGAGGGTTACCTAAAAGGACTGTAATGTGTGATCCTTACGGAGTCACATTCTACAGTGCAAGACAGTACATCCGATCTGAGGGACATCTTGACTGGTGTAGACCATTGCTCGAAGGGCGTGGCCTAAGCTGGCAAGGGGCCATCATGGAATGTACGTCTGTAATTTGGGAAGCACTCCAAGAAGCCTTAATTCTTCCTAACGAAGCTAAAGAGTATATTAAAGCATGTGTTGAAGTTTGTTATAATAGTGATGACAGAAAGAAAAAGCCTCTTCAATGGACAACTCCTTCTGGATTTAAAGTCAGGCAGTATTACACTGAACATGTAGAGTATATCACTGATATTGCTTTACTGCTAAAGAATGATGTACGTATTAGATCTACGGCAGAAATGTGGCAGTTTACTGAGGACATGGACGTTAGGAAAATGGCTACGGCTATCCCTCCTAACTGGGTCCACTCAATTGACGCTGCTCATATGGTATTTGTGGTATTGCGTTTGCTGGCAATGGGGTGCAGAAACTTTTGCATGATCCACGATAGCTTCGGAGTACCTATTATTTACCTAAAGTATCTAACACGTATATCAAGGGAAACATTTTATGAAATTCACAAAGAAAGCCAACTCGAATTATTTAAACAAGATCTCGAAAACTTTTCCGGTCACGAACTCCCAGACATTCCAGAACAAGGTGGCCTCGTTCCAGAAGAAATTCTCGAATCTGAATATCTCTTCTGCTGAGTGGTTGAAATCTATCCTTAACGAAGGTAGAATCATGAGAGTCAAATGGAAGGACGCGCAGTCAACCGGCGGACCCGGATGGGAAGATGCCGAAGATATTAAAGAAGCAGCTTCTGCTGAAATTTGTATTGTAAACACTATTGGTTACGTCATTAATTTCACAGAAGACCGGATTGTTTTGACGGATACGATCCAACATGATGGGCAAGCAGGAGGTGCTGTGCATCTCATCCCTATTGAAATGGTACAAGAAATTCATTACCTCAAGGAGGATTCTGATGTTCAAACACACAACAACGATCAATTCGGAGCACACAATGGAGGAGCTTCTTGATACAATCGAGTTTAATATCCTAGAAGGAGAAAACGCTACGTATCAGATTATGTTACCTCATATTTCTTGGGTAAACATTATTCTTGATAACGTACAGACTATTGGTGATAAACACCTGTCTAAAGAAGACGATCTTCCAGAAGATCTTGTAAACATTGAATTTGTAGTAGATGGTCCTGACGATAACTTTACAGAAGAGGATTACTTTAATGCGGAATAAATTCAGAGATTACGAAAAGAACCCAATTGACATCGCTAACGAAAATGATCTTGTTGAGTTGATTCAGATTATTGTCGGTCAGAAGCTCAAAAGCAATTACTTCAATCGATGGTCTAAAGAAGCATTGCTCAGTGAGGGATGGATTCAGATTCAAAATTTGCTAAAGTCGTGGGACGAAAGCAAAGGTGTTCCGTTTACTAAGTACTGTTTCCTTTACCTTGGGGGAAGAATCTCAGATGGCATGAGGTCATTTGAGGAAGGTATGCACAGAAACTGGGAAGGTAAGGAAGAAGGCCGTTATATCCACAAAATGCAACAGTTCGCAGAAAGTGATATCCCCCATTCTAATGAATGCAACGGTGCAAGTGAATGCAATAACCCTTTGGATTCAAAAGAAACTTTCAGAGAACAAATCGTCAATAAACCGAGTATTACAAAACACGAACGGTTTATTGTCAACCAAATTGCTCAGGGAACCACAATGAAAACCATTGGTGTAATGATGGACATAAGTGAGTCTATGGTTTCCCGTAAGTGCAGAGACATTAGGAGTAAAATCAATGAGTAGAGTATTAGTAATCGGGGACTTACACGCCCCTGCTGTTAAAGACGACTACTTTGATTTCGTCAGAAGTATACGAAGGAAATATAGGACTGACCAAACAGTATTCATTGGTGACGTTATCGATCACCATGTCATTTCGTATCATAAAGCAAACCCTGAATCGCCCGACGCGATCAGGGAATACGAACTTGCCTTTGATACAGTTAAGCGTTGGTACAAGGCGTACCCAAACGCTACCGTCACTATTGGTAATCATGACTGTCGTGTCCATAGGATTGCAGCCGATGCCGGTATTCCTGCTATGTACCTGAAGGAATATAAAGAACTATATAAAACAAAGAACTGGGAGTGGAAACAGAATGTTGAAATCGATGGTGTTTATTATTATCATGGGACTGGTGCTGCTTCTGCTTATCCGGCATTTAATGCGGCTCGAACACGTAACCAGTCAGTGGTCATGGGGCATCATCATACAAAAGCAGCTATTAATTGGATGTCTGGTGCTAACAATCACCGCATCTTTGGTATGTCTGTTGGGTGCGGGGTGGACAATGATCATCTTGCTATGCTCTATTCTGAGCACTATCTTGTTAAACCAATTCACGCATGTGGAGTAGTTGTGAATGGACATCCGTATCTCGAACTGATGCCATAAAACCCATGCTATTACAATAGGCACTTACTGTGCCGGAAAGGATAACTATGAGTGAAGAAACCGTTGTTGAAGAAACCATTCAAGAAGAGATGCCTGAGCAGCCGATTGGTGTACAGGCACAGGTAGTTCTTACCTATCTGGAAGAACTCTATGGGGGAATTACTATGCTTAGTAGTAACCTCAATAATCAGATTAAGTCTCTCGCAGAAGTCATTGCTAACGCTAACAAGGAGAACGAAACTAATGACTGATCGACCTACTGCTACCATTAAGACTGGTGACCTGACTGTAAAGTATTCTCATGTCGCCGTCCCTGACACCAAGTTCAATGCTGAAGGTGAGTATAAGATCACCGTGATGCATGACGAGGAGCTCGAAGCCAAGCTCCAGAAGCTTGCTGACGAGTGGAAGGTTGACCAGCCTTTTGTCAAGACCGTCAAGGATGGCTCCAAGGTTATTACCTTCAAGTCAAAGTATGCACCCAAGATGTATACTGCTGACAATGTTGAAGCGCGACCCAAGGGGTTCTGTTGGTCTGGTGATACGGTTAACATTAATTCTGTTTGCTACCCCGTTGAGGTCATGGGTAAGACCTACCTCTCAATGAAGTTTAACGCTGTACTCCTCAAGAGTGTGAACGAATCAGAACAGCGAGAAACTAGTAACCCGTTCGGAACTGGTAGCGCAGTGTCGGCCAGTGATGTGAGTGAGACTGACGGCGAACAGCCTGATGCTCCTACTGTCATCACTGATGAAATCCCATTCGATTAAGGAGGCTACATGAATGCTGGTGAATGGACTTTTAATATAAATCCAGTTGCAGCCAGCCGTCCTCGGGTATCCAAACATGGACATGCGTACTTCACTGGTGCGTATAAACAATTCAGAAAAGATATGATCGATGTGGCCGAGGCGGTCCTTGGGGAGTTTGAACCTCTCCAAGGGCCGTTATCGGTTGATCTGGAGCTATATGTCTGCAAACCTAAGACTACTAAGTTGTCTTCACCTAGAGGTGACATTGATAACTTTACTAAAGCTGTTTTTGATTCCCTCAATGGAATACTATGGGAGGATGACAGGCAAGTAGAAAAGCTTTATGTTGTGAAGTGTTGGACCGAGAGTCCTGAACAAGACGGTTGGTTTAAAATTGGAGTAAACCAAATTGATTAATGTATTCAAAAAGATTCTTACTGAGTTAGTTGACGATGCCATTCAGGTTGAGTCTGATGGCGATCCCGCTGGTTACTATTGGGAAATCACTATGACTGATGAGTCTATGGAAAACATTGTTAGAAAGCTTAACTCAGATGATTGAAGAAGATAGCTACGTCGTTGATAGAGAGCAGTGTCCTAAGTGTGCCGAACAGGGGTTCGACCGCTCTGGCGATAATCTGGTTGTTTATTCAGATGACCACAAGTATTGTTTTCGTTGTGAATACTATGTTCCCTCAAGCAACAGCAAGGAGAAAATTGCGATGGAACCCACCATTATTGATTTCAAGAAGTACACTGGTTCTTGTGTAGATATCTCTGATCGTAAGATTGATCACAAGACCTGCCGAAAGTACGGCTATCAGGTGGCTAATGTCAACGGCAAGGAGATGCACATCGCTCCTTACTATCGTAATGGAGAACTTGTGGCGCAACATCTGCGCGGACCTGACAAGCAGTTTAAGTGGTCCGGTTCACCAAGTAACTGCGAACTGTTCGGCCAGAATCTCTTTAAGAGTAATGGCGGTAAAAGACTGGTGATTACTGAAGGTGAACTGGACTGCTTGACTGTCAGCCAGCTTCTGGGTACGTGGCCTGTTGTGTCTGTACCGAATGGGGCTTCATCTGCGCTGAAGTACATCAAGGGTAACCTTGAATTTGTTAATAGCTATGAAGAAATCGTTCTGATGTTTGACATGGATGATGCCGGTCAAGAGGCTGCTCGTAAGGTGGCTGAGATCCTTCCTCCGGGCCGCGCTAAGATTGCCAAGCTTCCATACAAGGATGCCAGTGACTGCTACGTTAAGGGCAACTCCAAGGCTGTGGTGAACGCTGTATGGGAAGCTCAAGCGTATAGCCCAGATGAAATCCTTCATGTCAGTGATGTTGAAGATTCATCAAACGATCTTGTTGACGCTAAAGTGTGGGCATTCCCGTGGGATAAGATGTCAGAGTTTTGTCTTGGACAACGCTCAGGCGAAATCACTCTGCACTGCTCGGGCACTGGTTCAGGTAAGTCTACGATCCTTCGTGAGATTATGCACCACCACCTGAGCGAAGGACGTTCTGTTGGTGCTATCATGCTTGAAGAATCTCCCAAAGAAACTATTGATGATATGGTTTCATTGATGTTGAACAAACCTGTTCGTGCTATTCGAGCATCACGAATGATGAATGAACTGAGAAATAAGATGGGTAAAGATCCTATTGATATCGAGATTGTAGATGATCTTACCGATGAAGAATATGCGGATGCTCGAAAGAGACTTTCCGCCACAAGCTTCTACGTTTACGATCATTTGGGAAACAATGGTATGGCAAACCTTCTCGCACGAATGGAATTCATGGCAATCTCTCTCGGGGTCGAGGTTATTGTTCTGGACCACATTACTGCCGCAGCCGCAGGACTGATGGGTCTTGCCAACAAGGATGTTGAAGGTGGTAGCTCAGAAAGAATTATCATTGACAGTATTATGAAAGAACTTCGTGCATTGTGTGTTCGCACTGGTGTTCATATTGATATTGTTTCTCAGCTTAAGAAGACAGACAAAGCTTACGAGGAAGGTAATCGTATTACCTTGCAGGATCTGCGTGGTTCAGGCGCTCTCGCGTCTGTACCCAACACGGTTGTTGCACTCGAACGCAATCGACAAGACCCCGATCCTGTTGTCAGTAACACTACTATTGTTCGTGTGCTTAAAAACAGACTTACTGGTCGTTGCGGCATTGCATCTGCACTGTTCTACGACCGCACTACTTCAAGGCTTACAGAAAAGGACTTTGCATTTGGAGATGATGGTGAAGTTATGTTTGAAGCCAACCCCTTTGGGGAAGGCAAGTCCATTAATGAGGATTAAATGACATGGAAATCATCTGGGACATCGAGGCAAACGGCCTCGCGTATCCGTCAATCAATAAACGAGGGGAACCCATTCAACGAGCCGAGCATGTTTGGTGCATCGTGGCAAAAGAAGCAGGCTCAGATAGAGTCTACACGTTCAATCCCGACGAAATCCAATCAGGTATTGCGTTTCTTAATCGGGCTTCTCTTTGGATCGGTCATAATCTTATCGGGTACGACATCCCCGTTCTTGCTCGATGTGGTCTTGTTCGTAGCTGCCCTGTACTTGATACTCTCATTGTTTCTAGATTGATGTATCCTGATAAACAGGATGTCAAGTTCCCTCTACACGACAAGAAAGGGCGACATAGCCACTCCTTGGAGGCATGGGGCAGGAAACTCGGAGAAGACAAACAAGACTACGATGGCGGATGGGAAGAATACTCTGATGAAATGATGGAGTACTGTATTCAAGATGTAATTGTAAACGAAAAGATTTACGACTATCAAAAATCTTGGGTACAAGACAATAAAAAAGTAGTTCAATTCGAGCATCTTGTCGGACACGTGTGTGCCGATATGACAAAGAATGGGTTTAAGTTTGATTGCAATGGAGCAAGTGAACTACAGAGAGAACTACAAGGAGTTAAAGCTGACATCGAAGATAATCTTCAGGCTACGTTTCCTGCGATTGTTGAAGAACGTTGGTCAGAAAAGACTGGTAAGCGATTGAAAGATAAGGTTACTATCTTTAATCCTGCTAGTACCAAGCAGATTGCCGAGCGGTTTAAAGTGAAGTACAGTTGGAAAGCCCCTGTCAGTGAGAAGGGGAATCCCAACTGTGATACAAAGGTATTGAAATCATTGAAGTTTCCTGAAGCCCGTTCTATCCTTGAGTACCGTGATGCCCAGAAGCTGCTAGGTATGGTGGACGATTGGATGTTGCGGGCTTGTGTGTCTGGTACTGGTACGATTCATGGGCAGTTCAATCACCAAGGTGCTGCAACTGGTCGCGCTACGCACTCACAACCAAACATTGCACAAGTAGATAAGAACCCTAAGTCACGCAGGCTTTGGAAGCCTCACGACGGTCATGTCCAAGTTGGCTCTGACCTAAGTGGCCTTGAGCTACGTATGTTGGCTCATCAGATGGCCGAGTTTGACGGCGGTGCTTATGCCAAGGAAATCCTTGAAGGTGATATTCATACTACCAACATGGAAGCAGCAGGCTTGACCAACAGAGATCAAGCAAAGACATTTATTTACGGTTTCCTTTATGGTGCCGGATCAGAAAAGATTGGTCAGATCGTTGGCGGTAATGCCCGTGATGGTCAACAACTTAAAGATAAATTCCTAAGGCGATTGCCTGCACTTAAGAAAGTAATTCAGAATGTCCAATTCCAATCGGCTAAGTATGGTAGTGTTGTTCTCTTGGATGGTCGCCGTGTTCCTGTACGGAGTGATCACGCAGCTCTTAACACTCTACTACAGGGAAATGGCGCAGTTGTTTCTAAACTCTGGATCGTTTTGGCCCATCGGTCCCTTTCCCCCAAGGGGGTAAAGATGATGGGTTGGATCCATGACGAGATCCAAACGTCTTGTCCTCCAGAGATTGCCGAAGAAACTGGCAAGGAACTGGTACGCTGCGCCCAAGAAGCAGGAAGAAAACTTGGTATTAGAATGCCGGTGGACGCAGAGTATGTGATTGGAGAATCATGGGCAGATACCCATTAGTGGTTTTCTTTTACAAGACTTCAAAGAAAGAACCTTTGTGGGCTAGAATTGCATTTAAAGTCTTAGCCCCACGAATGACGCATACGCACGCAGGTATATCAGTCGGGCCGTGTCATTATTGGTTTGGTGTTAATAAGAAATATCCTTACCTTACTACAAATAAAGCAGTGCATAAAATAAAAAAATTTGATTTGTTTATGTACTTAGGAGATGTAGAATCTTCTCTAGAAAAAGTAGAGCAAGATCTTCCTAGATACGATGGTAACTATAGTTTCTTTGTCTTAGCTAAGTGGGGTGTTGTAAAACATTTCAAGTGGCTTAATTATTTAGGCGTAAAAAGACCAAAGACTTGCGCTGATCTAGTGTGTGATGTGTTAAATAAAAACGGAATCCCGATCCCATCTTACGGTGGAGATAGTTTAAACAAAATTAGGAGATGGCTATATGAAAATAATTTCGTTCTCTGGGAGGGCCGGTACAGGAAAGACAACGATAGTAAGGGAACTGATGCGTCATCTGTATGAAGATGGTTACACGCCCGTCTATTTGCCATTTGCCGCTGCCCTTAAAGAAGAAGCCGATAAGGCTGGATACGGTAAAGCTGAAGATCCGGAAGGGTATAGAAAATACTGCCAAAATTGGGGCGCAAAGATGCGTGAACAAAATCAAGACTACTGGGTAGAGAGGTGGACAGAGCAATATGAAAAACACTTGCTTAAAGAAACGTCTGGAGAACGAGAATCAGAAACGGTTATTCTCATTGACGATTGCAGATACGTTAATGAAACAGAGGCAATTAAACATAGAGGAGGCAAGACAATATTTGTTGCGGCAGGAGACCGAACTCTTTTTGATGAGGATGGAGCTTGGAGAAAACATGAGTCCGAAGCACTTGCAAACCTTATTGAAAAAACTATTAAGCATCGACCTAACGCTTTGACTCCGTTTTGTCATTTGTTCTGGAACAACCGAAGCCTCGAAGAACTAGAAGAGAATTTAGTATTTGCCTACGAAGATTGGCTTGAAGAAGTTCCGTGTACTTGTGAGTTATGTAAGTCAAGAAGAGAAAACAGGGATCCCGATATGGACGCTGTATTTAAGGAAATTAAACAGATCTTGTTAGAAGAAAATATCGACCCTTCGGAGATTTTTGATGCAGATGCCGACGATAGCGATCCTTGATGGGGATATCATTGCTTATAAATTAGCGTGTAAAGTAGATGTGTACGGCGATGAGTATCTTCTTCAGAACATTAGAGAATACGTAGCTAGTTGGACTCCTTATGAATGTAATGAAGCTGTACTGGCTTTTAGCTGTAGTCGAGAAGATAATTACCGCAGAAAATATTGGCCTGCCTACAAGGAACACCGAAGTAGTGTATCCAAACCCGACTCGATGATTGATGTTATCGACTCAATGAAAGCATTGTATAAGATTGCTTATACTCCTCACTTAGAAGCGGACGATCTAATGGGTAAAGAAGCTTCTGGCGAAAGAGCTATCGCTGTGACTATCGACAAAGATTTAAGATGTACTCCCGGCTGGCACTGGAATCCTGATAAGGAATGGGAGCCTCGCTATGTTACGGTTGAGCAAGCAGATCGGTTCTTTTACAAGCAATGGCTTATGGGAGATAGTACAGATAAGATACCGGGCATTCCTAAGGTGGGTCCAGTAAAAGCAGATAGACTTTTGGAACAAAATAGCCCCGCCAATTGGGAGGCTATTGTAATGGCAGAGTATGAAAAAAGGGGCTTGACAGAAGAATATGCCCTGAGTCAAGCGACCTCAGTTAGAATTTTAAGAGATAAAGAAGAACCATGTCTTTGGCAAACAAGCTGGATGGTTTAAAAAACCCAGATATTAGCTACGAAGGGATACGAACTATGAATTTTTTCGGTGACTTTATTCATCAGTCCCGCTACGCAAAGTGGCGTAATGACCTCTCAAGGCGGGAAACGTGGACTGAAACGGTTGACCGCTACTGGAACTGGATGTGTGGAAAGTTCCCTATTCTAAAAACTAGAGGGGACATTAGGGAAGCCATTTTAAATAAAAATATTATGCCTAGCATGAGAGCTATGATGACTGCTGGCCCTGCTGCTGATAGGGACAATACGTGTACTTATAATTGTTCTTATATTGCATTGGATAGTCCTAAGGCTATGCAGGAACTTTGTTACATTCTGATGAATGGCACCGGAGTAGGATTTTCTGTCGAAGAAAGTGTAATCGATCAGTGGCCTACAGTTCCCGAATCTATTGAAAGAATTGATGAGATCGTTGAAGTAGAAGACTCCAAAGAAGGATGGTCTATTGCTATCTACGAGCTTATGATGCATTTGTACGAAGGGTGTCATCCCACATGGGATGTTTCTAAAGTACGTCCATCTGGGGCTAGGCTTAAGACATTCGGTGGACGAGCTTCTGGACCCGGACCTCTTGAAGATGTGTTCAGATTTATTACTAATATGTTTTATAACAAGAGAGGCAAAAAGCTTAAGCCCGTAGACATTCATGACATTGCTTGTTCTATTGGTAATGCTATTGTTGTTGGAGGGGTGCGTAGATCTGCTATGATCTCACTGTCAGATTTGAAGGACTACGACATGGCTAAGTGCAAGTCAGGTAACTGGTGGGAGCAGGAAAGCCAACGTTCTCTTGCTAACAACTCTGCTATTTATAATTCCAAGCCCTCAGTATCTGAGTTCCTTCAGGAGTGGGCACATCTGTACGAGTCACGCTCCGGTGAGCGGGGTATCTTTAATCGATACGGGACTCAGAAGTGCATGGAAAACACGCAGAGAGATAATAACTACAAGTTTGGTACTAATCCGTGTGGGGAGATTACTCTCCGAAGCAAACAGTTTTGTAATCTTACTGAAGTTGTTATTAGACCAGAAGACTGTAGCATCGATATCGAAAACAAAATCGAACAAGCAACAATCCTTGGGACACTCCAGTCATCCTTGACGCACTTCCCTTTCCTTTCAGAAGAATGGAAAAAGAATAGCGAAGAAGAAAGACTTCTTGGAGTTTCACTTACCGGAATCTGGGATAACCCTATTACTTATGGAAAAATTTCAATGGGTCAGCTTAGGGGGCGATTAAAGAGATGGCGAGATTTGACACATGAGGTCAATGCTGATTGGGCCAACCGAATCGGTATTAACCCAAGTGCTGCAATTACCACGGTCAAGCCCTCAGGTACGGTGTCGTGCCTTGTGGACTCGGCCTCGGGTATCCACCCAAGGTATGCCAAGCACTACATCAGAAGAGTTAGAATGGATATCAAAGACCCCCTGACTACCCTAATGCTTGATCAGAACGTGCCGCACGAACGGTGCGCTAACAACCCGGATTCCACTATCATCTTTGAGTTCCCCATCGGTGCGCCTAACGGAGCCTTAACTCGTAATGAGGTCTCGGCAATGCGTCACCTCGAACTCTGGATGGTATACAAGAAATATTGGACTGATCACAACCCTTCAGTTACGATTGAGTATACAGATGACGAATACATGGAGATTGGTGATTGGGTCTATCGTAACTTCGATGATATCCAAGGAATCTCTTTCCTCCCAAAAACCGAACATGTTTACAAGCAAGCTCCCTTCGAGCCAGTAGACGAAGTAAGCTTCTTGGTAAAGTGCGATAAGATGCCGTTGATTAAATGGAATAAACTCTCGCTTTATGAATTAGAAGATACTACAAAGTCAAGCCAAACACTTGCTTGCACTGGAGGATCTTGCGAACTTGTAGATTTAACAGATTAGGAGAACGAATGCATAATATTGAACAGGTAATTAGAAGGCTTCGGTTAAGTGGAAGCGGTGTAGCTCTTTCTGCTGGAGAAGCACGAATGCTTTTCATTCATTTAATTAAAAAAGTAGAGGACTTAGAAAATGAAATTTCCTTATGTAGATCCGAAGCTAGTGGAAAATCTGGAGAAACTGTTTCCATTGCTGGACCTAAACTTAGAGGACGCGGAAGACCCAAGTCTGAATCTAAAGGTAGCTCACCGAGCGGGAGCGAGGGAACTGATTCTAAAGCTTAAAGGAATTTCCGAAAAACAAAATAGGAGAGAATAAATGGGTGCTGGATTTGATGCTGTAGGTGATGTAGAAGAGATGGGCGATATGGTTGACTACGGTCGCGCTCAATATGGTTTTGATGATACACTAAATAGGTTTTTGGGTTCTATGTACGCTGGAACAGGCGGCGGTCAAATGGCAGAGGAAGGACTCCCTCAATGGGGAGCCGGTTCTGGGTGGCACGGAACTGGAGGCCATACTTGGGAAACTCAAGTACGTCAGGTTAATAGGGCAATGTTTCATTTTACACAGAGAATGAAAGGTGCTTCTAGAGATATAAATAATCAGTTTTTTTCTATGTTAGGCGGAATCCAAATCGACGATGGAGGATATTTAGAAGCGTCCGATAAAACTTTAGCTAAAATTACTCAAAATATTGAGGAAGCTACCGGCTTATTAAGCTCTAAAAATAAGCCTATTAGAACTATGGGTGATTTAACCAGAGCCTATACTAAAGAAAAAAGAAAAAGACAAAGAGCTATTTCTACCCTTTCAGTTGATGCACCGGGAGGCGACACTACTGTCAGTTATAGGGATCCCATCACAGGAAAACAAGTAACGCACGCTGTTGGACAACTTGAATCAGCTTCTGATAGAATCGGACTAAAAAATACAAATGCTTATCAAGGAGCTTATGATTACATCACTCGAAGAATCGGAGAGCAGCAAGCTATATACGATAATTTAGTTGTTCAAGATGATTGGATTTTAGATAATCAACTTTCTCAATTAGAAACTGGTCAAGATTTCTTTGGAAATACTACGTATAGAATGCCACTGCCCGTTGATGAGGACGGAAATTCTACTTGGATGGGAGAAGCAGAAGCTACGGAGTGGTTTAGGTGGCAAAACCCTTATAGCTATCGAATGACCGCTTTAAATGAGTTTTTTGGTGGAAGTGGTGAAACACATCAGTTCTTTCAAGAGGGTAGTGACGATGCCCGAGCATTAGCTAATAATTTATTCCATTCTTTTGCTACAGTTGCTGGAGGAACTTACGGTAATCTTTATGATGCTGCTTTTAATTCTGTTGGAAGTAGTCTGTTACAATCGGAAATGACAGCAAGAAGTGTAGATGAAACTAAAACACTAATGGCCGATCAGGTAGCGGCAGCAGAAGAACAGCAAAAAAAATTAAGAAAATCAGTGTCAGACATGACAGAAGTGTTTCACAAAAATAAACGAAAATTAAGCGGAAGTAAAAGAAAAACCCCGAAAGCACGCTTTAAAGGGTTTAGAAAGGATACCCCAGAATGAATACATTTTTCAAGCCGCCGGGTTGTATGTTTAATGGTTTACCCGGACCTTACTACATTTCAAATAATTCTCCTCAAGCAGCTATGAGTCCTGCCCAAATAGCAGCTATGAACAGACAAAGTGCATTGGCAGCAGAAGAAACTAACAGAAGAAATAGTGAATTACAGTTAAAATTAGAAGCACAGCGTAATTCTTACGCTACTGCTTTAGCTGACCGCGAAAAACAGAATGAACTTGAGTTACAGAGACAGGCAGAAGCTTTGGAAAGTGGTCTTGCTGAAGTCGAAGAAAACTTAGAAGAAGAAGACCAAAATCAGGCAACGATTACTGGATTTCAAAACAGTTTATTAGCTGGTATGGGTATGGGCGTTGCAGGCGCACCCTCCGCGACCGGCGAAGCACCCACAGGAGGCGGGATGCAAGGCGGCAGTCCAGCCGGTCCTGAATTTGGTACGCCGATTTACGGCGCTAGAGCGAGGCCCGTTTAATGCCTATTCCCCCTGAAGGAAGTATTTACGAAAGATTTAGACTTTTAGATACAAATAGAACTAGTAAATTAGATCGAGCAAGAGATTGTTCCCAACTTACAATTCCTTCTATTTTGCCCCCAGAAGAATGGACAGAGCAAGACGCTCTTATTCAACCTAGTTCTTCAATGCCTGCAAGGGGAGTAACTAATCTTGCTTCAAGAATGCTTTCCGCTTTAATTCCTTTAAATGATTTACCCTTCTTTCAGTTTGAAGTAAAAACGGGAGAAGAATTAGATCCACAAGTTGCTGCTTTTCTTGACGTTGTTGCAAACCAAGTTTACACTAAAATCATTGGTGGTAATTTTAGAGAAACAGTATTTACCGCATTACAGCATCTTATTATTACTGGTGATGTTATTGTTGTAATGGAAGATGATTTTAATTTCAGAGTTATCCGACAAGATCACTATGTTATTCGTAGAGATATTGTCGGTAATCCTGTTGAAATTATTCATTTAGAGTTTGTTGCAGACGATTCCAATGAACCCGCTTTAGATCAGTACGATAGCTCTAATGTTTACGGGCGTAAAGGTTATAAAACCCAGTTTGTTAGATTAACCTATAACGAAACAAATAATAATTGGAGTGTCAGAAGAGAAGATACTGATGGTACTGTACTTGATCAAGGTACTTATACTGTATTACCTTATTCATGTTTACGATGGACTGCTATCCCCGGAGAGAACTACGGTCGATCTCATTGTGAAGAGATTTACGGTGACATCCAGACCCTAGAGTCTTATACTCAGGCTATGCTTGAGGGGATGGCAGCTTCTAGTGCATTCTGGATTGGAGTTAATCCAGCAGGTGTAACTAATGTTGAAGATGTCGCTGGTCGAGATAATGGTTCGTATATTTCAGCTAGACGAGAAGACATCTTTACTATTTCACCTTCTGATACTCTTAATCCTCAAATTCAATCTGTCATGGCAGCAGTCGAACAAATGCGTAGAGAAGTATCTACCTCATTTTTAATGTCAGCAGGAGCTATTCCTTCTGGGGATCGTGTTACTGCTACGGCTGTTCGCATGATTGGATCTGAATTAGAAACTATTCTTGGCGGTGCTTTCTCTTCTATTGCTAGAGAAATGATGCAGCCTATTGTTGAAAGAGCCGTATTCTTAATGATTGATCAGCGGTTAATCGATCCTAGATTAGCCAGTCAATTTGCAGAAGGCGGAGTCCTTTCGGTTGAAATTATTACAGGTCTTCAGGCTCTTTCTAGGGACTCTGATTTGACTAAACTTATTCAAATGGGTGAAATGGTGCGAAACCTTCCACCTGAATCATTAGCAACCTTTAAATGGGATGCTTACACAACAGCGCTTATTACTGCCCTCGGTCTTGATCCAACTAACTGGGTGAAGTCTGAACAGGAAGTGCAGCAAGAACAGCAAGCAGCTATGGCACAGCAGATGGCTATGCAGTCAGAAGCTCAGGCCGCCCAAATGGGCATGGAAGCTGCTTCAGGTATGGCACAACAGGCTGTCGGTGGCATGATGTCACCGGGAACCGCATAATATGGAGAACGAATTAATATGTCCGAAGAAAATATCACTCAACCTGTAGATAACTCTGCACCTACTAATGAAACTCAGCCACAAGAAGTGGTGATTCAGCCCGGTACTCCCGAATATGACGCAGCTATGGCTGCTCGGGGTACGGCGGAACAGGCCGTTCAACAGACGGCTGTTCCTGAGAAATTCAAGCGAGATGACGGAACAGTAGATATGGAAGCTCTTGCTAAGAGTTATGCAGAACTTGAAAAACAGTTCCATGCTCCAAAGGAAGAAACTCCGAAACCTACTACAGAAATTCCTACTGATCAGGAACTTCGTATTCCGTCTATTCAGGATAAATTAGAAAGTGAAGAGCCTGAGGTTAAAAGTGAGCTAACTCAAGAAGATTACGTTAATTGGGGTAATGAGTTAGCAATTAAAGGTGAGTTTTCAGAAGCTACTATTGCAGAGATCAAAGCTAAAACCAATTTTACAGATCAAATGATTAATGATTGGACTGTTGGTCAAAAAGCAAAACAAAGGGAAGCTTTTGGACAAGCCGCCCAATTAGTAGGGGGAGAAGAAAGACTTGGTTCCATGTTTGAATGGGCAGCAAATAACCTTCCGAAAGAACAACAAGATGTTGTTAATCAAAGGCTTGCTGGTCCTGATTACGAGGTCACTTTATACGGTCTTGCTTCTATGTACGATAAAGCGATGGCTGCTGCACCTAAGGCGCAGGAGCCGGTTCCTCCGCAGAATCGTGCCCCCAACCCGGCTGGGCGTTCCACCGTGGAAGGTTTTTCTTCTTACGGCGAGTTCACTCAGGCAAGATCAGACCCTCGGTATATGCAAGATGCTAACTATCGAAATGCTGTAGAGGAACGTATGGTGAAGACTGATTGGCAAAGTCTTCCACGTTGAGAAAGCGGTTTTTATTAAATAGAGATGTTTATATTAATCGTGGGATTGACAAGCTAACGTTGAACCCGAAAGGATAATTCAACCGTGACTATTGCTGTAATTTTATTCTATTATTAAACAATTACACAATTCTCAAGGAGAATTATTATGGCTTATGTTACTAATAACGCTGCTTTTGGCGGCACTGGATCGGCAAATGTTACGCCGTCCGTTGATGCACTGACTTCGCAGCCCTTCCGTACTACTATGGCTGGTGCCACCTCCGGCGGTGCAGCCGGTGCTAACAAACTTTGGCTTCCTATTTGGTCAGGCGAAGTTATGTATGCTTTCGATCAGTATCGTGTTTTCGAGCCTCTTGTTGAGTCTCGTACTATTTCTTCTGGTCGTTCAATGGAATTCCCGATCATGGGAAGTGTTGCTCTGAAGCCTGCATGGTTTGCTGGTGAAGAACTGCTTGGTAACACTAACGATCACGCAAGCACGACCTTTGCGGTCAACCTTGATAATCGTCCCATTGCAACTTACTTTGAAGTTGATAACATCGACCTTATGATTACGCAGTGGCAGTATCGTCAGGAACTGGCCCGTCAGGCTGGTCAGACGCTTGCTAACGCCCGTGACCTTCAGATCGGTGCTTACCTTGTTCGTGCTGCGGCTGAATCGATTCTTGCAACCGATCCCCGCGCACAGGATGGGGATGACTGGACCAAGACGCTTAAAGATTCGCCTAGCTTCGGTAGCGCATTTAGCCAGAAGTTAGAATATCTTGATTCAAGTGATGCTACTGACGCTGAACGCGCTGACGGTGCTTTGGCTGTTCTCGCTGCAATTGAAGACTTTATGATTCACTTGCAGGAGATTAACGCTGACACCTCGGGTGTTTACTGCGCTGTGACCCCGCAGACCTTCCACGATATTCGTGCGCTTGGTGTTGCTCGGGACACTGGTGACCTTGGTGGCGGTGCTGGCCGTCCGTTCTTCGGCGGTGTCGCTGAAGCCGGTGGTCTTGGTAATGGTCTTCGTGATGGTATGATGGCTCTTAGTGACTCGCTTGAGTACATGAGTGCTCGTATCATCAAGTCTAACCACATTCCTAACTGGGATGCTCAGGATACGTCTACGCCTCCCGCTACTGTGCCTTATCAGAAGCAGGTCATTGGTGAAGCTCGTTACAACCTTGACTTCTTATTAGAAGCCGATGGTAACTTGACTCTGACTACCGGCACTCGCACCCAGAAGGGTGTTAAGGGTATGATTTGGCAAAGCAAGGCTATTGCTTCGCTGTCGCTTCAGGGCATGAAGGTTGATTCGGTGGAAGACATCCGTCGTAACACCAACTTTACTGTTGCTTCGATGATGGCTGGTACGGGCGTTCTTCGTCCCGAGTGCGCTTCGCTTATCTACGCAGGTGATAGAGCATCTGGCGCAACTGCGGCTACTAAGGCGCAGATTATGTCCGCTCTCGGTGGTACTGCGGAGTACGTTGTTACCGGGTCGTAATTAAAATAGGATCTTTTGGAGGATATTTTTTATGTCTTGCAGACTCTTTTATTGAAAGAGGTGATCCTATCTCGGCAGCAGGAGTTGCCGTTACCTGCAAAACTATCGCCGTGGCCCCCGAAGGGGGGCTGCGGTGTTTTTTCTTTGAGAGGAGATTCTTATGGGTTATATGACCAAACTTGACGCTGTAAATCAAATGTTGATTTCTTCAGGCGAAGGTGTTGTTAGTGATTTAGAAAATCAAGGTAGTGTTGATACAAGTGTTGCAGAATTTATGTTGGAACAAAAAATCATCGATTACCAAATGAGGGGTTTAGCTAATAACCAAGTACAGAATAAATATAAAGTTGATTCTGGTTTAACTATTGATCTTCCTAACAATACTTTAAGTGGTTGGCTTATTTCGACCCACACCAATTCTAATGGTGATCCTATTAGAGGTACTGTCCGAGGTAATCCTCCTTATTTATATAATTTAACAGATAATACTAAACAGTGGACTAAAGACACTGAATATCTAGTATATCTTGTTTTAAAATTTGAGTGGGAAGACATGGATACAAATATTCAAAAGGCTATTGTAATGCAAGCTGCCCGAGAATACCAAATGTTATCTCAAGGAGACGGAGAAGTCGATAATTATTTAGCTCAGTTATCATTGTATTATGACAGTCAGGCTAAGGGTTCTGATAACTCTCAAAAACGATATAATATTTTTAGCGGTCCTGAATCTTCTATCACAGGTGCTGTCAATAGAAACCGGACTTGGAATTATAATCGATATAGATATCCTAGTTCTTAAGGAGAACACTTATGCCGCCCTATGACAGACGATCTAGACAAAAGGGGTTTAATACTAGAATTCCTATTTACAGCCTTAGTGGTGGTGTAGGGAGACAAGCCCCATCTAAACGATTACCCAGTGAAGCTCAGGTAATAGATAACGCTACTCCTACCTTAGAAAAATCTATTGAAAAAAGAGCTAACTCTAATCAGTTAACTACTTATGATAATATTGCTGCAAACCAGATTAAAGATTTTGGTGGATTAGGATTACCTACTTCAATCGGTGCTAACGCTACTTTAACAGTCGGGACTGTAACAGACACTTCTGCAACAGCTTCTTGGGCTTTTAACTCGCAAGGAATTGTAGGAAGTACTATTAAACTTATTAGCTCTGATGCTACTACTGTTAATTATATTGTAACCAAACTAGGTAACTCTGGTTATGAAACAGAATCTACTAGTTCTTTTACCTTTAAACAACAAGCAGTACACGAAAGTACTATTACTCTTGAAGCTTACGATGGTACTAAAAAGACATTTATCGCTAAAGATAAACTGTCTGGTGCTAACGGTACTCCTGATGGAAGTGGGTATTTACAGTTTAGTTCTGGATATGATGAATCCTCTTCTCCTTTAGAAAATGCCCACCAAGCTGCTTTAAACTTTCAAGAAGCGTTTTATAGTTCTAACGGTTTTAATAATAACTCTTCTTTAGCAATGACATTTAATGCCGCTGCTACTGTAGGAGAAACCGTTACTTTTACGTCAGCTAATAATGTAACTAAAACTTATAAAGCACAAGCTAATGGTACAGTTACAAACGGAGATCTTGCCGGGTCCATTGTGTTGTTCAACGCTGGAACTAACGGGACAGAAGCTTCTGATAACTTAGCTGCTGCTATTAACTCAACTAATGGTCATAACGAAACTAACACTCATGGGTCAGCTACTTGGACATTTAATACAGGTACTCCCGCTGCGGGAACCGCTACTATTACTTTATTAATTACTAGCGATTCTTCAACTACAGTTAGTAAAACTTATAAATCAGCTACTAGTGGTAACAACGGTGACTTAGACAGCGGCAGCGTTAAGTTTTTACAAGGTAATTCTGCTAATGAAGTGGCAGCTAACCTGCGAGAAGCTCTTTTAAGCAGTAACGGACACGGTGCTCAACTTGGTCCTAATAACGTAGTCGTTAATAATTCGGCTGTTGCTGCTAGTACTACTTTTACTTTTAGTGGGGCTGCTACTAATAACGGCACCTTAGCTTTAACCGACGCTTATGGTACGACTAAAACCTATAAAGCAATTGACAGTTGTAGTGATTGTCCTAAGTTAAACTCAGGTAATATTGAATTTAATAGTGGTAATGGTGTATCCAAAGTAGCCGCAGCTAATAATTTTGTAGAGGCCGTAACTAGTTCTGTGGGTCATAACGGTACGATTCGTGCAGTCCACACTGGATCAGGTGTAGTTGTCTTAACTCAAACCATGAGCGGAACTGTAGGTAATACTACGGTAACTAGTGCTGCTTCTTGGGATACTGCATGTAGTGTAAACCCCACTAACTTTACTTCTGGGGCTGGCGGAGGAGATATTACTATTACTCAGCCTTATGCTAAAACTACTGGTAATACAACTATTACAGATTCTACAGATTTTGCGTCCGCGTGTAGTGCGGCTCCTCCGGCTGCTTTTACTGGGGGCGCAAACAGTGGCGCAAGCGGTACTCAATTTACCGTTACGTCTTCGTCAGGGGTTTTAACTTTAGCGAATGTCCTTGAGTCAAAATTTGCAACCAGCCGTGTACAGTTATCTCCTAGATTTAGCGCGTCTTTATCTGGAAAGCCTCCTGCAAGATTCGGAAAAATGCATTGCGAAGTTGTGGGTACTACAGGTAAAATTAATTTAGAAATGCCTAGTGGCGGAGATACAGGTAATAAAAGTATTGGCACAGCAGCAAACTTTACAGATGCTTTGTCTGTTCTTCCCGCAACCTTTAGTAGATTAGATTATACTTATATTAATAGAGGTACTTCAGCTTCAGATTTTGGAAAAGAATTTAGAGGTGGTATTGAAAACAGTGCCTTAGGGGCTAAAATAACAGTAACTGAATCTTCGGGTACTGTGACTCTTACTCAGGCTACGACAGGAGTTGCCGGAAATACTACAATTACTACTGGTAGCTTTTTTACTAACGCTGTAACTTCTATGGCTTTAGTATTTACTGGTGGCTTGTCTTTAGGAAAAGCATTTCATAATCGTTTTATTAAATTAGTAGATGTTAAAGGTAATACCCAAACATTTCATTTTAAAGAAAACGAAGTGACTACAACGGAATCTATTATTGCTTTGAGGGATGCTACTACTAATGCAGACGTAGCTACAGAAATCATTAAAGCAATTAATTTAAATACGTTTATTCGTATTACAGCTTCCGCCGATACCACTACTATTGTTAAACTAAAAATGGATGACGCAGGTGGTAACGGCACAACTGTTAAAACAGATACTTCTTATCTTACGCCAACAGTATTTAAAAACGGTTCTTTAGGAGATAACGATTTCTTCTATTACTGGTTTGCTGTTAGTGATGATTTACGCTATCTTGTAGTAGTAAACTATCAAGCTAAACTGGGTGATAAATTATTTTATATTTATAAAGTAGACACCGATACTAACAAAGTAGAAGATCAGACCCCTTCTATTGAAGATCAGCCTGCACCTGAGGTCTACCAGTATATTACCCACAAGAATGATACAAAAACCGCTAGTGAAGCTTTAACCGCTATTACAGTTGGAACTAATATTTATATTTTAAATAAGTTTGTTAAAGCTGGTTATAGTTCAAGTGATAACGGTAAACTCTTTGATTTAGACGGCGTAGAAACCAATGTGCCGGACTACAAAGGAAAAGAGATTACGTACTATTCTTCTTCTGTGGTCGATCCTGATGGCACTGCGTTCCTCTACGTGCCTAATAAGACATACTCGGCTGGTACGGAAGTTTATAACGCGCAAGGTGTCTGGAAAGCTTTGACTAATATCAGAGCAGAAGAAACAAATACGTTTTCAGCCTTAGATGCAGATGAGACGGTTACTCCCGCAGATCCGGGTCCGCCTAACTATAGTACAACTTCTGATAATTTTTGGTATCCTTACAAAGAATGCGAAGGAACGACGTTTGATACCGAAGCACCAAGTTGCGACCAAACTGGTGATATCGTTGTACCAATTAATGCAGACGGTAAAGGGCGTATTAAAATAAGTACGTCAATTACTCAAAGGTGTGATCCAGCTAGTGATCCTGTACCTGTGCCTGCTCACACTTGTTGGAAAGAAGGTATGACTCCTTCTGAAGTTACGAGTGGAGACACTAGGACTTGGAAAAAAACCGTCAAAGATTCTAACGGTATTGAATTAACTCCCGGTGATATTGTATACGACATTGCCCACTCTAGGGCTTCGTGTGAGTATGATAGTACGGATTGCGGGGAGGACGAAGATCGAACAACGTGTGAAGTTTGTCACGATTTGCAAAATAATCATTATATTCCTCTTTGGCAGTATGTACGTGATGTTAAACAGGTTCCTGTGCAAGACAGTAGATATGTCAGTAAAAGCCAGCAGTATATTGGACAGTCGTTTACTGATTGGTCTAATGTAAAACTGCCTCCACATCCCTCAGATCCTACTGATATTATTGATTTAGTAGAAGAGATTTGTTTTTATGACGAAGTGGGGGAGTTAGCTAACAGAACAGGAGACGCGGCTAGAACTATTGGTATTCTTTATGAAAATAGAACGCCAGAAGATTATTACGATAGTTGTGAGGGAGCAGCCCAAGAAAGCAAGTCACACGCAGGAGACCATACTTACGGTTTAGGTAAAATCCTATATGTTGAAAACAGTTATGCTGGATTAGACCCCGGATATTATAGAATTAATTCTAGCTCCATTAAACCTTATATTGAAAAAATTAGAACACCGTTTAAACATAGCCGACTCGATGAAAAAAGAATGCCTCATAAAATGGCATTTATTCTTCCTACGGAAAATGAAAATGCGCGGTGGGCTTTAACTCCAGAAAATTGGTTTATGAGAAGAACGGGAGATGAAGAAACTAATACTGGACCCACTATTTTTAAAGACGGTGCTCAAAGAGAACTTAAAGCTATGGGATTCTTTAGAAATAGGTTGTGGTTGGCAGGAGAAGATAAAGTATTTTCTTCCAAGTTAAATGAAATTAATAATTTCTGGCTTACCGACCCCACTTCCATTACAGATGAAGATCCTATTGATATTACATGTTCTTTTAATAAGTATAGTGAAGTTGTTTCTCTTACTCCCTTTGAAGAATTTTTGTTTGTTAATACTGGATCTGATGTCCAGTTTACATTAAAGGGATCAGATAATCAGATTACTCCGTTTACTGCTGAGATTTCCCCCACTTCGTTTTATTCCACCGCACCCTTGGTGCAGCCGGTCTTATTGGGATCTCAGATTTACTTCTTCGATAAGAAGAGGGTGTATGTCTATTTCAACGAAAAGACGGTATCGATTAACAACGCTATTGAGGTTAGTTATCACTGTCCTGATTACCTCCCACTTAACTTTGGAGAAGCTACTGTAGTTTCTCCTTACGATACAATGCTTGTTCTTGACGAAGATAATAAAAAAGATATGTATTGCTACACCAATAGATACTCAGGTGAGCAGGTAATTCAAAATGCCTTCTTTAGATACACCTATAATAATGAAATTGAGTCTATTAATTGCTGGGATACTGATATTTATACCGTCATTCAAACGCAGTACGAAGATAGAATTATTTATCACGTTACAAAACAACCATTTAAACAATTAGATACTTCGATTCCGTTAGTAGATAATAGTAAAACGATTACTGTTTCTTCTTCTAATACGACTTATGACGAAAACAAAGACGAAACTACGTTTACATTCGATTACTTCTTTAATCCTAAAATTGACCATTGTTCTATCTTACCTAAAGGTACTGACCCAAGACGGGGAGAGTCTTTTGAGATTCAAAGTAAAACTATTACACCTTCTTCTACAAAAATTGTAGTCAACGGTAAATACGCTGCTTTTAATAAAGGAATGGAAGTAAACGCAGGAACTAAATTTAAAACTTTGATTGAATTATCTCCTGTTTTTTATAGAGATGAGGCTAATAATGTTGTTGATGGTGTTTTATCTTTACGAACAATGCATTTAAGGCATCATAATACAGGTAACTATAGGGTAGATGTAACAAAGCAAGGTCGTAAAACTACGCCTATTGTTTACACATCTAAAGATACAGGGGCTGCTACTGATCTTATGCCTTTAGAAAATTTAAGTAATAACGGAGAGACTGTTTCTAAAATTTTAGGTTTTAGCGATGAGGTTAAAATTGAATTAATTTCTGATTACGCTACTCCGATGAATATCACAAATATAGAATTAAAAGGACGATTTAACGCTACCTATAGCTCTTGGGTACGCTAATCGTTCTCCGGGCCAGTGCGGCTGTATAGGCTGTGCTGGTCTTTTAACCTTACAGGAGATCTTACTATGGCTTTTGATAACTTATCGTTTAGACAATGTAGTTATACATATAACGAAAATGGAGCATCTACAGATAAAGACAATGGGAATGTTTCTTCCGAAACCAAAGATATCGGAAATGGTGCTGAAGATTGTATCAAGATTAAATTAGGACCAATGAATACTGTATGGAATCCAGATGTTGCAATTACATCTCAGATTGATGTATTCTTTCAGTTTACTCTTACTTCAGATACAACTCCTGTTGATCCGCTATCGTTAGTTCCTGTTGAGTACCGACAGGGATTGTTTAGGCTGCCACGGTGGTCTGATACTGCTCAAACGGTAGCTGTCTATAAAGCCGAACGTACTTCCGATTCTCCGATTTTATATATTTCAAAAGCTAAAGTAGCTTTACTCGAAAAAACCACACGACCAGACGGATCTCTTATTATTGGTTACGACGGTACTGCCCAAACAATTAAGTTCCCTGCTCCTACAGAGAGTATGGAATATACTGTTAAGCGTCTTACTCACTCTAAGACCGATTTTGTGACTTATCAGCCTAGTAGTAAGCTTACAGCTAATGTCCTTAATTTTCAAAAAGAGCAAGAAATGTATCTCCTTCAGGAGATTTTATGGACTATTGAAATGGACATGGTTACGTTTACAGATCTCTCCGGTAAGGGAAGCGTTATTACAGCAGAAGGCGATGGTACTATTCCTGTTGATCAGATTAATCTTAGTATTTACGATCTCAATGACACAAGTGCTTCTGAGCTTTCTACAGCAGGTACGGTTTTCTATAAGCGAACATCAGGCTCTACCCCTCTTTGGGAAGAAACACCTGTTAATAATTTAATTTCTTTAAATAAGCTTAGTGATGTTACATTATCAGGTTTGACTCTTAATCATGTTCTTGCTTACGACGGAACAAAGTGGATTAACGCATCTCCTAGTGCTTTAGGTATTACTTGCGGCGAAAAATTAGCAGATCCCCTTAAGTTATGTAACGCTAGTGGTCCTCACCCTACGCAAGCATATACAGATGCTCTTATTGCTACTGATTCATGGTCAACTAGTAATAGCGTTCTTTTAACAACCGGTGGTTTAACTAAAGCTCCTATTGAAACCTTATCTAATGTTTCTATAACATCTGCGGCGGTTGATAACCTGCTTCAGTATAACGGAACTAATTGGGTTAACGTTACTCCGGGGTCTGTTACTGGTCTTGAAGGTCAAGCAGGGGGAAGCACTTTCTTATATGAGTTTGATTCTGCTATTACTAGTAGCGGTATTGGTACAGGCGAAATTCGATTTGATAACGCAAGTTTATCCAGTGTTTCTGAAGTTTACGTCCATACTACAGACGATAACGGCGGTACTGTGACAGGGTGGCTCGAAAGTTTTGATGATAATAACGAAACAACAGCACGGGGTACTCTTAAGATTTTTAAAAAAGGATCTCCACAAGTCTATATTTTATTAAAAGTAACCGGATCTATTGCTGAAGGTTCTTCTACTTTTAGAACTATTACTACAACGTTTATTGCGTCTAACGGTTCATTTAGTGATGCTGATAAGGTATGGGTTAGCTTCTTGCCTACTGGAGATAAAGGAGAAACGGGTGAAACAGGCGCTGACTCAACGGTTGTGGGACCGCAGGGAGATCAGGGTAAAGGCTTTAAGAACACAGGGGGTTCAATAGTTGCTGTAGGAGATGACTTACGGTTTACTTTTGAAATGGAAGATCCTGCTAATCCCAGTACTGATCCTGCTGATCTTGTAATTGATTTAGCTGGCTGGGATCAAACTGCTGTAACTGTAGGTAGAATTACAGATACTACTATTATTGATTACGGTCGATATTCCTATTCTGTTTGCTTAGATGATTCGAGTGCTTGGGATGCTAGTTGTACAGGCACTACGGCAACTGGCGTTAGAAACGGAGCCGAGTGGTCTAATGTTGGGACTACATCTACAGCGTCTCGTACTTTCCAAGGAATTACATATGACGGAAACGCTAGTTGGCCTGAGGGGATAACATCTCAGACTCAAAAAGTACATGGAGTACATACAGCAACTGGCGATATTGTAAAATTAATGCCTATTCCTGTTGGAACTATTGTTTTTATTAAGATCCACAGTGCAACATCAGGTCAAAAATGGTTTACTATGCAAAACCCTGTTAATATTGTTATATGTGGATAAGGAGAAATAAGTTATGAGTAATTGTCATTGCGCTAATTGTCTTCCTTGGGGAGCTTGTTGTTTTAAAGGAGAAGGCTTAGAAAACGTTGTTTATAGTTCTTTAGGGGACAGAGTTACTACCGCTGGGGCGGAAAACCAATACGTAATCTCTGACGAAACAAGTGTAGAAAGCTGTTTAGGATTTGGTTTTGGTAATTTTGAAGACGCAGTTACGACAAGAACTTTATCTGTTCGGTGTAATTTAAATGGTACAGGACAAGGCGAAAACGGAAGTCTTCAGGGTATTTATATTGAGTTTTTAACCCCAGAGAACGCAAGTCGTTATACTAGTTGGATTGGAACTAGAAACTTGGCTTGGGATAATAGCCCTACTACTCAAAATCAAATTGTTGTTCGTGTCACTGTTACAGAAACTGATAATACTACTGATGCAGAAGTAGGCGATACTTATTTTTACACCTTTAGGCAAGCCACAGTAGATAATAATAAAGTCGTGTTATTAGCATCAAATCTCCAAGAAGGCTCTAGCTTATGGCCTGATTTTTCTATCGAAGGTAGAGACTTATGGGGGGATAAACCAGATATTGCTGTTTACCCTCTGTATTTATATCATGAAGAAGGTTGTACTTATATTCAGCAGGCTCCTTGTAATGAACGATCTAATTCTACTTGCTGGATTGTCGAAGAACCCTGTATTCTTTGTCCTTCTGAAGGAGGATCTACAGTTGATGAATGTGGGTGCTGGCGGGACACTACTGATGATGGTATTAACGATGTAGCAGTATGTAACGGCGGGTGTGGAAGAGGGATTCTAGATACATGTAATATTTCTAATTCTACTGTATTTCAACCCGCCTTTTTTAATAAAAGCGGTGTAGTCCAAGACGGCTTTAAAGTAGGAAGTACAGGAGTATATGAAAATTTAGTTGTTCCGACAACGTGTGGACCCATGAATTGTGATTCTTTTGATGATGCCTTTTGTTTCCAAGATTGTTGTCAAGAGGATGACCAATCTGTAGGAGAATTAGATAAAGCTTATAGTGGCAGCCAAACTCAGGATTTTTGTCAACAAAACAAACACATTCTTTTAAGCGGAACTTATAAAAATATTCTTAGACGATGCGGCAAAACTGGAGCAGGCTTTGGTTTAGGTATTTGCGGAGATTGTTGTAATTGTCAAGAAGAAGGTGTATCATCTTCTTGCGCTAACATAGATTCTAATCCTTTTGATGATGCTCTTCCTACTGCGGATACGGTAGATAACTGGAACGTTATGCCTAAGTTTTGGTATCCTGTTTATAGTACATTAACAATTCCTGCCAATAGTATTCGTTTTGTTAGAGACACTTTTGTTAATAAAATGACGGCTAGAACTTTAGATGAAGGCGGAGTTCCATCCGCAAATCGCTCTATTCCTATTACGAACGCAAGTTACGCGGAATCAGATGGTGTTCATAGACTCGCTGGTATCTACAAAGGCGAAAATGTTTTGGGACATCCCGGTGATCCAGCAGGATCGGCAAACCAAAAGGCTTTCGCTTTTATGGAAGACGATTGGAAGCGTATGGATACTACGTGGAACATGAAAACTTATTGTCTTGAAGACGTTAATTCAGAACTGGGTTTAGGTAATGACGGATATAGAGAAATGTTTGCAGCCCATGCCGCAAACAATGCATGGTACTCGCGTCTTATGGATACTGAAGATCCTGTTTTCTTGCGTGTATGGACAGAAAAAAATAGAACTGTTGTAAAAGATCTTCGTAGGACGCAACCTTCTTCTCAATGTTGTCAGACTATTCCTACTGATGACAACACAGACTATCGTTTAGATATGCATTATAAAAACGATTCTCAGACTGAAAGAGGGGAACTAAATAATGGGATCGGTTCTTGCGAAAATGCGGAGACTTGTAAATGGGGAAATCCTTATACGGGAGGGGTATCTGAAGGAAATGAAGGTCAGCAAGCTACTTGGGATAGCTCAGGTAATTTACGAACAGAAGATCCCACCGATGGTGACTACAGGTATCCCATTGTTCCGACTGAAAATAGCCTTGAGTTATGGTATATCGGAGAAAGAGATACAATCTGCGCCGATACAGATGAACCACGTAGTTACCCAGATAACTTTAGGTTAATGGGCATTATCAATGAAATTCCTGATTGCGCCTCATGTAGGACGGTAGGCGATGTGGCTCTTCTTAACAACAATAACGGTAATAACGATACTTGCGAAGTATTTTATCACCACTCGCATAAAGCAATCACCGAGGGACCACGCCAGTCTATTAAGAGAGCTTTTATTTTACCTGATGATGATACTTTAGAACCTTGGAATCAAGTCTGGCAATTAACAGGGTGTGATGAATCTAATAATACACCCTGTAATTTTTCTGGTGTAGACGATAGTACTTTAACTCGTAAAATTACTTTGTCTGTTGAGGGTATTTCCACGAAAGAAGGAAAAGACGATGAAAATGAAGAAACTAACGATAACATTCAGCAGTTAAACCCGCCTTCAAGCCCAGATACTGATTGGAAAGATGGCGGTACAGTTGCTGAAGCCAACTGGTATCATGCAGATCCTAAGCACGATTTCGATCAGATTGCTAAGGGAAGGCCGCAGGTAATTGCCCGTTTTACGGAGATGCCTTTTGTTAATGTTAATGATAGATTCTTAGATGATAATGAAACTATCCCCGGTTTTTACTTACCTATTACTGCTTTTCATATGGATGGTATTGATAGAGTTGAGTTTTATTTAGATGGTGGTGATTTACAGTTTGGTAATAACGAAGGAGCAGCGGTTGTTACTGAAAGAGTAGAACATCCCTTAGAGCCGGTCTTAGCTAAGATCACTAGAGATGAAACAACTGGAGAATTTCACGAAGGTTTACGAGAATATATTGTTAAGATTCCTACTGAGGCTCTTTCCACTGGTTCGCATGAAGTTAGAGCCAAAGTTTATCCTAAGCCTAACTCTGAAGGTTTCGTAGGAGTTCCTCGTTTTATTTACGGAGAACCTCCTACAGGAGACGCGGATGTTTTATTAGAAGGGCAGACAAAGGATGGACGAGTTGCTGGAGACTATGTAAATTATGGTCCGATTAAGAATAAAACATGGCCTGTCTCTAAAGCTGTGTGGCCTCATGGTATTCCAGATGGTACTGAGTTAGAACCCGGTGGTCCTACTTCAGATAGAGCACTTAATCCTAACCCAATTTTTGGTTCAACTAAAAGATGGAACTTAGCTAATAACGGATTTAATTATCAAAGTGATGGTTCTGGTACTATTGTTTCTTATCCTGCAAATAGGTATATCTTTAGTGCAACAAACCAACAAAAATTATTACAAAACGGTTATGAAAGTTATTGGTTTAATTACAACCCCGCCCCTGCAAGAGTATGGGTAGGCACTAGCTTGCCTGCTGAAGCACCAGAAGGTTCTCCTTTGGTCGGTACTATTTGGGAAGCCTTTGTTCATCTCAAAAATAACGTAACAGGGACGGCCCGTCATGACGCTGAGATTATTCTTGTTGATGGTACTACAGCCTCACCCGCTGAATATTGGTGGCCGAACGCCAAAAGAAATCCCGGTGATCCCTCTTTAGGTACACTAGAATCCTTTACTTCTTCTCAGGGTTTTAGTACTACTTGGTGTGAGAATGCCCCTGAAAAGAAAGCACTAGTGATTAAAGGAGAAAACCCAGAGTCTAAGAACAAGGTACGGATCTTGTTCCCACCGGGGTCTGATAGAGCAGAATTTATCCAAAAGAATTTTGCCCTTAATGTTAAAAACCTCACAATTATGACTTCTATGCGGGGACATCAATCTAACGGAAAAGAATACTCTG